GACATCATCAAGATCCCGTGGGCTGAGGGCACCGTCACGATCAAGGAGCAAGTCACTCGATGACCGTCACTTCAATGGACATCGTTGATCGTGTCTTCGTTCGCGAGGACGCGCCCGACATCATCGAAGTGTCGTCGTTGTTTGCGGTTTATCCGCCCGACACGGCTCCGAACATCGCCTACGACGCCACGGGAAACGTCTGGGTTACCGCTGGAGACGTGCAGGCGGCTCTGGATCAGGTCGAGGCGCAGTTCGTTGACCGACCGCACACGATCGCGGGTCTGAAGGACGTTGCGCTTGCGGGACTTGCTCAAGACAGCGTTCTGGCGTGGGATACCGGAACCGCTCGGTGGAAGCCGATCGACATCGCAACGCAGATCGAACTGAATCTGCTCCCAAACAACTACGTCACGCTGGCAACGGCACAGACGATCACGGGAGCGAAGCGGTTCGACGCCACCATGAACTTCGGTGCTGATGTAAACCTCTATCGGTCTGCTGCTGACACTCTGAAGACGGACGACGCCTTCTCGGTTGGCGGGTCGGTGTTCCTTCGTCCTGCTGCGGACCCAAATGTTTTGATTGTGCCCACCGCCGCGAACTATCGAGGGATCGCTGTTAGAGGATTCACGGCTCAAACCGCCAACCTTCAGGAGTGGCAAGACCCTGTGGGTGCGGTTCTTGCTCGGGTTTCCTCAACCGGAAACATCTACTCGCCCTATATCTCCACGACGTTCGGATTGTTCGCCAACGGAGGCAACGGCGTCTACGGAGCGGCCCTCGGGGTTCTGGCGAGCACTACCAACGGTCACATCGGCGCGGTCGTTCGGGGAGCGGTTGGAAACAGCGCCAGTCTTCAGGAGTGGCATGACAACGCCGGTACCTGGAAGGCCAGGATCAACACTCCTGCCCAGTCCGGTGTTCCGCTTCTTGATGTCACCGATACCGGTTATTACGTAGGCGTTGCTCGGTTTACCAGCGCCGTAAGCGGAGGCAGCGTTCAGCTTGCTGCTGGCATGGCAAACCCCCAAGGCGAAAGCATCTTCGCGGGCGGCGCAACTGGCGGAAACCGACCGGCCACGGTGGTTGCGGTGCTTCCTGCCGCCGACAAGGTTGGGTTGTTGGTGCGCGGCGCTGCTGCCCAAATCGGAAACCTTCAGGAGTGGCAAGATTCTGCATCTGCAAAGCGCCAGTGGGTTGATGCGAGCGGACAGTCGTTCTACGCAACGAGCCAGGTCGCCAACCAGACATCGAAGATCACGGATCTAGGAATGTATTTCAGTCGTTCGACTGACGGAACGTATACGACTTGGATTCAGTCCACGGCCGGTACGACGCCCGCTCTCCAGCTTCAGGCACAAGGGGCCATCGACTACTACCCCGGTGGTGGAGCACTTCAGTTCCGAATGGCTACCAGTGACATGAGCGCCCCGAACGGCGGTTTCACGGCAGGTACGTACTTCCGTGGATCGTCAAACGGTCGTCTTGGAATCATTTCCGATCCGTCGTTGGGCGACGACATCGGAATTGTTCTGCAACGAGGCACGCGATCGGTCCAGGGTTCGAACGCTCTGGTGAGTTTCAACTACGGGGCGTACGGCACGGCCATTGCCGGGATGGAGCTTGCTCGGATCACCACCGAAGGCCGCTTGGGTCTTGGAACCGTCGCTCCTGCCGCGATGATTCACGCGAACATCTCTGCCGCAAGTGTTGTTGGTCAGATCACCCGCGGCGCTGCTGCACAGACCGGTGATCTGGCCCAGTGGCAGGATTCTGCTGCGGCAATCGTCGCCAAGATCACGGCTGCTGGACTCATTCAGGGTTCGTCTTTGAACGCTCGCAACGCGGGACAAGGTGCTGCGTTCATAGATGCCTACGACACCACCAAGGCCGCTTCTGCTTTCACCATTGACGGATACGGACGCATGGCCCTCGGCCTCGCAAGCTACGGCTATACGTGGATCTCCACTCCCACGGGCAGCGATCTCCAGTTGAATCCGGGTCAGGGTGTTCTAGTCACTCCTGGCGGCGGCGCATTCACTGGCCTGAAGGTCAACGGAAGGGGCGTAGCAGCCACCGTCACCAACAAGGCCCTGACCGGAAACGTTGCAACCATCACGACCGCTGCTGCTCATGGATTGTCTGTTGGGCGCCGCGTGTCGGTGGCGGGCGTTGACGCCACCTTCAACGGAAACTTCTCGATCACCGCTACAACAGCCACCACCTTCTCCTACGCCAAGACCGCTGCTGATGTCGCGTCAGTTGCGTCTGCCGGTTCGGTTGCCGGTGACATTCAGGCAGCTTCGATCGAGTCTTGGCATAACGGAATTTCCGAAACTCTCATGTTGCTGAATCCGAATGCTCCTGCGATCTCCAACGGGACGGCGGGCAACGGCGGCGATGTGACGCTGCGCTCCTTCAAGCCTTGGGGAGCGGGTGTCGGTCCTGTCATCCAGTTCGAGGCATTGTCTTCTGGAGAAAACCTTGCTCCTGCGGCGTACGCGTCAATCACGGGCGGCAAGGAAAACGTCTCGATCACCAACGGTCGCGGAATGTTTTCGGTTTTCACGTCTGGTGCTGTGTGGGGACGCCGCCTCGACATTGGCTCCGAGGGTGGTTTGGTCATCAACCCGCTTGCCCAGTCCGCAGCGGGCACCATCATGCAAGTCATCGGTCTGAGCGCTGGACACACCGGTAATGCGCTTGAGGTACGCAACAGCGCTTCCACCGTGCTTACGAAGATCAATGAAGCGGGTGGTGTGACTTCGTACGACGCGTCTACCACGGGATTCACGCTCCGCTCTGCTCCTGGTTCGGAAACTCCTATCTTCCAGGTTTTGAAGAACGGTGCTTCCGGAGCAGTTCTGGCATCGCCCTCAAGCACGATGATTCTGAAGTCTGGTGTTCCGCTTCAGGTTCTCATTGATGCTTCAAACCATTCACCCGGAGCGATTCCGATCGCTCTCAGAGCGCACGTCTCGCAGACAGCGAACTTGAGTGAGTGGCAGGACTCCACCGGAGCCGTCTACTCGGCGGTCGGCCCTACTGGTTGGAACTCAGTGATGTCTCCTGCCGGTGTCGGAGGACTACTGGGTAGCGCCCTGTTCGAAGCTAGGACCAACAACGGTTCGCACTACCTCTTCCGTGGTTCAACGGTGGGCGGTGCTCAGTTCGGAATCAAGGCCACCAACATAATCGAATGGACCGGTACGCCGCTTCAGTTCATTCCCACTGGTGGTGGCGGTCCTGGAGTTCAGTTCACGACCTATACGGCTAGCGTCGCCGTTGCTGCTTTTCGTGGTGTTGCTTCACAGACCGGTGACCTGACGCAGTGGCAAGACTCCGCTTCGACGGTCTTGGCTCGCGTCACCGGCGCTGGCTATCCCCGTTTCCATCAGGGTCTTGGCGTTGGAACCTTGGGCGACGCGCAGGGACAGGGTTCGATCATCCACGTCCGCGACGATGGCTCCGCGACGATGGCGTATCTCGATCGCCAGAGTTCCACGGCCTCGGCGGGGATCGATTTCCGAAGGGCTATGGCGGGCACGACGGCTCTCGACGCTGCCAACCGAGTTATGGGTCGCCTGCTCGCATGGGGCTTTGACGGAGGCAGCTATCGCACCGCCGCTGCCATCGACCTGACGAGCGATGCTCCCTTTGCTGCTGGTTCGGCTCCCGGTCGTATCTCGTTCTACACAACCCTCAGCGCCACTACAGGAATTGTCGAGCGAGTGCGAATCGACAACGCAGGCAGCACTTCTCATTACCCTGCTGTCAACGCCAATGGTGTACGCGTCAAGAACCCGGCAGGAGCAACGGCCAACGGCGCTCCCTTCATCATCGAGGATGAGGCTTCGAGCAATCCGCTTATGCGGATCAGTCATCTCGGCGGTATCGCTCTTGGATTGGCTGCGGCTTGGCCGTCTGAGGGTCAGGTTCGTATGGCGGGAAGCAACCCCGGCATCTACTTCGAACCTGCGGGAGCGCTGAAGTGGCTCTTCTACACCGCTGGCGGCTCAACGATGTATTTCCGAGATGCGGTCAACTCTCGGATGCACGAAACGCTCCAGCCCGGTGCTGACGCCAATGCAGCGGTTTCGTACTTCGACTCGCGTGTTCACGCCGGTACAGCGACGAATCAGAATGCTCAACTCAGTTCGATCGTGTCCAGCCCGTCCACGCCAGGTCTGTTGGTCAAGCTCGCCGCCTCTGCTACTGCTGATGCTCTTCAGATCAAGGACTCGGCAGACAATCCGCTTCTCTACGTTCCTGCTGCTGGTGGCGAAGTTCGTTTCCACGGGCGCACGTTTTCGACGGTTGGTGGCGACCTTGCCAACGGCCATCCGTGGCTTGGATACAACATTCGCGGTGCGGGCGCGACAACGAGTCGTGATTCCACCGGAACGGTTGCCGGTATTCGGGCGCAAGGCAACTTTGTCAACATCTTCGCTGTTGTTTCCGGTACTGCTGGCGCTTCGATCACTCCGAAGTTCCAAGTGGGTACGAGTACCACTTCGTTCTACTCAGACGCCGGAGTCTTGAACGCTACGGTTGACAACAACGGAACAATCTGGTCTTTGAACGGTCTTACTCTCCCTGCTGGTGTTGGCACGACCTACGACAACAAGTGGCTCACCTACTCGACGGGCGGCAGTTACTTCATTCGTGACACGGTGAATGCGGTCATGGCCGCTCAGTTCACTCCCGGTACGAGTCCGACCACGATTTTCAACGGTGCCGTCCAGGCGCGCGCCGTCGCCGCCACCGATGTTCCGCTGCTGGCTAAGGCTGCCGCCGCACAGACCGCCGATCTCACGCAATGGCAAGACTCCGCAGGAGCGGTTCTTTCTAGGGTTCGTGCCAACGGCGAGAACTTGGTCCCCTACTACACCGGCTACGGATTCGGAGCAACGACCGGTCAATACGGCATGTACCAGAACGGCGGAGCGTCCTTGGAGTTTCTTCTGGGCGGTGCCGTCAAGCTCACCGTAGGGACGAATGTTTCGGTAACCGCCGGTACGACGTTCGTTGCTAATGGTCAGTATTTCAGAAACAACGGCAGCACCGACACTTACATCGAACAGCAGAGCGGCGTGCGGTATTGGCAGATTGGAGTGTTCGGCACGGACTGGAAGGTTCGTGACTTGACCGGCACCACAGATCGGTTGTTCATCGCTTCTGCTGGACCCACCACTGTTACGCCAGCTTCGGCTTCACTGGCTGCTTTGGTAGCGAAGGGCGCTGTTTCTCAAACCGGAAACCTTCAAGAGTGGCAGAACTCGGCGGGAACGGTTCTTGCCAAGGTCGATTCAACAGGTCGCGTGTTCGGAAATGGTTTCACTGGTGTCAGTGTTTCCGAACCTCCGGTTGCCACTCTGCACTTCAAGGCCATGGCTGGTCAGGTCGCTCCGACTCTGCGGGCTGAGAACTCGGGTGGTGCTTCCTTCTTCCGTGTCGCTGCGGACGGATACCCCGAGGCAGATGTTCTTTACGCCGCTGACATTCGTGGTGGCAGGTCAGGTCTGACCGGAACCAACGGTGCCCTACTCACCTTGACCGGCACGCATTCGGTTGTCTTCAATAACGGCCAGAACAAGATCACTCAGAACGATCCCGTCAACTATTCGATGGGCTTCTACGGTGCTGACACTGCGGGCGCTGGTGGAGCACGGTTGTTGGAACTTGGTGCGACTACTCAAATCAATGCCCGTAATGCCGCTTCGATTGGATTGATTGTCAAGGGTGCTGTCTCGCAGACGGGTGACTTGACTCAATGGCAGAACTCGGCAGGGACAGTTCTTGCAAAGGTCACCGCTTCTGGAGGATTCGCCTCGTACGGAGGTCCGACATACCTCGGCGGTGAACTCGCATTCCCCGGTACGGGAAGCGAGATGGCTGTCTACACCACTGATGCCGGGGCGCATCAGTTCTTCTTTGACCACCGAGGCGGCAACGCCGGATCGGGTTGGAACTTCCGAAATGGAGCCACGTCGATGTTCCGCATCGACGGGTCCGGTAATGTCACCGTTCCCACTGCGAGCGGTGTGCTCGACGCTTGGGGTCAAGTCCGTGTCGGGGGGCTGGCGGGCAGCGGAGCACCGGGGGCACTTATCACCGGCTCAAAGTCGGCATCCGAAGTTGCCTTTGTCGCTCGGGGGTTCGCTGGTCAAACCGGTGACTTGCTTCAGATTCAGAATTCGGCGGCAACTGTTGTGGCCCGCATCACAGCGAGCGGTGCCGCTCAGTTCACTGACATTGGACCGAATCGTTTCGTGGATGCACTTGTGCCAACGCGAACTGTGATGCGAACCCACGCAGACGGCAACTTGAGTCTGTTCGTGGACACTTCTGGATTTGGTGGTGGTGTGGGGGTCGTGAAGATTGCAGATGCGACAACCGTTCCCACTACCAATGTCGCCGGTGGTCTGCTGTATTCCGAAGGCGGTGCCCTGAAGTGGCGAGGCAGCGCCGGGACCGTTTCGGTTCTTGCTCCTGCCTAGCGGTTCGACGTTCGAAATCCGAACATGGCTATTCTCTCTCCCATAGTTACGTATCGAAAGGACATAGATGCCCACGAACACTGATCCCATCGAGGATCTGGACTTTCGGTTCGTTGACCCCTCGAACTACGAGGACGACGTTTCCGATGGTTCGATTTCCGAAGCACGGAAGCAGGCGTTGGTCAACGAAGCGGTCGAAGTCGCACAGCAGGCTTGGGTCAGCGAGGTTGCAGCGGCCAACGACGAGGCTCGCGCAACGGCGCTCGGAACCATCCCGCCGCCGCCCAAGGCGACCGACGACGATGACGATCCCGAAGATCCTTTCGCTGACAAGCGTGCGGAGCAGGAGCGGTATCGGAATTCGGCTGCTTCCCTTCGTGAACGCGCTGCGGCACAGCAGAAGAGCTTCAGCCGCAAGAAGAAGCGTCTTGCCGACGCCGGGGTCACGATCACTCCGAACGATCTGAAGAACGCTCGCAAGGTGTTTCTCGTTGGGCAGACCGACCAGCAGGGCCAGACGCAGGGTGGTTACCTCCGTCGTCTCGAAGAGGAATTCATCAGCCATCGCCAGCGTCGTCGTCGTGCGCTGAAGGCCATCGCCCTCACCGGCGTTCTTGCTCTCAACGAGCAGGAGAAGGCGCAGATGGAGCAGCAGGCGAAGGAATCCGAAGAGGCGATGAAGACCCTCAAGGAACTCGTTCTTCGCTACCGCACGGAGTTGAAGGCGGCGGGCGGGAACCTTCCGACCAAGGGCACCACGGATGCTCCGGTGGGGGAATCCGAAAACCGTGAGTCCCGTCGTGCGACCGGCAAGCGAGGTTCCGCCAAGCTCTCTGCCGTCAAGTCCGAAGACGACGAGTAGGCCGTGGCAGCCAGTCCCAGCAAGCTGAAGCGTCTCGCTTCCGATCTTTCGGAAGACGAGCAGCGAATCCGCGCCCTGCGTGCGGCTGGGAAGAGCCTCAAGACGAGCCGTGTGACTTCGGCAGAGGTTGGTGAGCCAACAGCCACCAATCAGGTCAAGAAGCTCTTCCAGAGCTACAAGGGGCTGTCTTACGGGCTTCCGTGGGAGACGCTGGATTACGTCGAGCTTCTGGCGACGTACAACCCGGACTACTCCCAGGCCGTCGAGAACATCAAGATGCTCGCAAACAGCGGGCATGAGCTTTTCATCGTTGCGAATTCCGAACTTCGACAGAGGCGTGTCAAGGAGCTTCTGGAGAACAAGGCTCGGACGATCCAGGAAGCTCATGGCGGCATCGACGGTGTGATCGACAAGCTTCTGGATCAAGCCGCAACGTACGGAGCGATGTGCGGCGAGTGGGTCTTGAACGACGAACTCACCGATGTCATCGACTTCATCGACATCAACCCGAAGGTGATCCGATTCTTCTGGGATGACGACGAGGGCCGCTACCTCCCGTACCAGATGCTTTTCGGAACGCAGCTTCAGAAGGCTCGCGACGAGGGCAAGACGCTCATCAACAACTGCGTCAAGCTCAACGAGTTGACCTTCCGTTACTTCGCTTTCGATGCCGCTCCGGGTTCTCCGTACGGAACCCCGCCGTTCCTCGCAGCGTTGTCAAACATTGCGATTCAGCGGGACATGGTTCACAACATGGCGCAGATCGTGAAGAAGATCGGTCTGCTCGCTGTCATCGATCTCACCATCGAGCGGCTTTCCCCGCAGCCGGGGGAGTCTGACGATGACTTTGCGATTCGTGCTGGTGAGTATCTGGATCAGTACGTCACCGTCGCGGAAGAGATGGTGCGCGACGGCGGCATGGTTCACTTCGATGACGTGACGACAACGACGTGGAACATCGGTGGCAATGCCGCTGGTGCCACGAACATTCACAAGGCCAACGAAGAGATGGTCTTCTCGGGTCTGAAGTCGATGCCTTCGGTCCAGGGTCGTTCGTACTCAACAACGGAAACTTATGCCGGGGTTGCTTACGAGATCATCCTTCGCAACACCCGGAAGTACCAGCGCGCAGCCAAGCGCATGATCGAGTCGGGTTACTGGCTCATGGTCACGATGGCTCCGGGCATCGAGCAGCCGAACTCCATCTCTCTGAACTTCCAGGAGAACCGCACGCTGAACCGTCTCGGTGAAGCGCAAGCGGAGGCTGCGGAGATCGCCAACAGCCACATGCTTTGGTATCTGGGCATCATCGATCAGATCCAGGTTGCGAACCGTCACGGAGAGAACGAGCCGAAGGAAGCGTTCGACCGTCCTCCGTCACCGCCGAAGGGTGCGAGCGGAAAGCAGGACGACACCCAAAGCAATTCCGATTCCGGTACCGCACCGGTTTCGGAGGGCAAAGCACATACTCGACTACTCTCATCGGAGGATGAAGATGAGCAAGACTTCGCAGAAGTCTGAGAAGGACACTCCGAAGGGCGAGAATCCTCCGGAAGCGAAGATCGCAGAGAAGGTTGCCAATTCCGGCAAGACGTTCCAGGGCAAGGGCAAGGAGATCCGCAAGTGACGGTGCTGAAGAAGCGAGAGCATCCCCAGAAGGTCAAGCTCTCGTCGGCTGTCGCTGACGACAGGGACGCGATCAAGGCCCGCAAGGGACTCATCGACAAGCGTGCCGCTCTCGTCAAGACCACCGATGGTGGCGACGATCTGGTTTCCGAAACCGGGGCCACGATGCGTCCGACCGACGAGCAGTTGGAGCGGATCAACAAGTTCACCCGCAAGGCCGTCACCGCCGATGAAGTCGTGGCTTTCACCACGCTGTCGTGCAACGACATTCCGGACCGGGACGATGATCGGTTCAAGACCGAGTGCGTAAAGGGCTTTGCGGCCCTGGAGCAGCCGTTCTCACCGACCGGCAAGAGCTACATGCTCGATCACGTCTACAAGGTCGAGAACGCTGTGGGTCGGATCTTCGGAACCGACACCAAGAAGGTCGATTCGGCGCTGTTCCTCACCAACGAGGTTTACGTGCCGAACACGGAGAAGAACAAGGGCTTCATCGAGGACATCGACTTCGGAATCAACTGGGCCGTTTCGGTTGGCGTCATGCTCGGTTCCGATGAGTGCTCCCTGTCCTTCTGCAAGGCTCCGTTCTCGTCGTGGGGCTGGTGGTGCCAGAACGGGCACGACAAGGGCCTCTACTACACCGAGGACGCCGAAGAGGACGCTTGGGGTTGGCCGACACCGTGCGACCCCAAGACCAGCGGCGCTCAGAAGTGCATCCGGGACTTCGATGACCCGAAGGACATGTACGAGCTTTCGCAGGTCTTCTTGGGCGCGCAGTATTTCGCTGCCCTGGAGAAGACGCCCGAGTTCGCTTCGGTGATGAAGGCCGCAGCGAAGGGAGTTCCGATCATCGGTCTTTCGGAATCCGAGTCCGATGCGCTTCCGCTCCACAAGGAGCCGCGGCGTGTGACCGAAGCTCGGATGCGTTTCGGCGTGACCGAGAACGAGGACGGGACTCTGAAGTGGGTCGATGACCAGAAGCTCATCTGGCAGTTCGACCCCGAGACGGACGAGATCGGAAGTCTCGGCAAGGCAGCAACCACCGACAACGATGAAAGCGAGGAAGCACCTGATGGCGAAGGGATCGAAGGGCTGGTCGAACATGATGCGGGGGACCCGGATCAAGCAATCGACCTTCAAGGCCGCTCCGTCGAAGGGGACGGCGGCGGCGAAGAGCAAGTCGGCGGGGACGCCGAAGCAGGAGGGTCGGAACACGAAGGGGGTCTAGCGACCGCCGCTGCGTCCGACGAGGACGACGCCGAGAGCGGTGACGACGACGAGGAAGACGACGATTCCGACCGTGAGCCGGAGGATGATGACGAGGATGAGAACGTGGATTCGGAAACGGATCAGAACGTTGTCGCTCTCGCAACCTCCGCAGGTCTTCCCGCCGCAATCATCGATGCCGCAAAGAAGGCCAGTAGGAAGAACGCACTTCCCGCCGTCTTCGCCGCTCTCGGTGCCGAACACAAGGCTCTTTCCGAAAAGGCCGCGATCGGAGAGACGTTCCTGATCGAGCTTCGAGCAGAAGCGATTGACTGGTACGTGAAGGCGCACAAGAGCGCTGACACGGTTCCGGTCAAGACCGAACTGTTCGAGAAGATCCTGGCTCGATGCGGTGACGATGTGGATCTCATCAAGGGCCTCATCGAAGAGAACAAGGACATGGCGCGAGCCAAGTTCCCGCAGAAGGCCAGTCGTCGGTCTTCTGTTCCCGCTGGAGACGATGTGAACGAGCGGACCCCCGCTGGTGACATCGAGTGGCAGAAGGATGACGACGAGAAGGTTTCCCGGCTGCATTCGTAGTTTCGGGAATTGAGCAGTTCGTAGGGCATACTCGGCTACACACCCCCGAAGGAGGGACATCAAGCAATGGTCACGAAGGCCGCAGGAGGGAAGATCACCGGCCTGCTGGCGATCACCTTGGAGGCACAGGTCGCGCTCGCTGTCGGAGATCCGGTCATGGTTACCGGCCCGTACGAGTGCGGTCTTGCTGACGGGACGAAGCCTGTTGTGGGCTTCGTGTCAGTCGCCAACAAGATGCGTCAGGCAGGCACCGGAAACTTTCCGGTCAACAAGGTTCCCGGTGATGTCACGGTGGAAGCCCGTGGCGTCATGGTTCGACGGATGACTTCCGGTGGCGCGTTCGCTGCCGGTGCAAACGTCGGCATCGGGGCTGCGGGCGCTCTGCTCGCCGCAGGCGGCGGTGTCGCCACAATCGGAATCGCACTCATGCCAGCCGCGGGCGCAGCCGTCAAGGTTGACGTTCTCATCACGGCTGCAAGCTAGGGAAGGAGGAACAAACAGTCATGCCGACCAAGTTCAGCACCACAGCGCTCGACAAGGAATCCTTCCCGATGGAGGCGTTCCACAAGGAGATGCAGCGGCTTCGGAAGAACCGCAAGGACGTGTCTCTCAAGTCGTTCCTGAAGGAGTCCTTCGATGACGAGATGACCCCGGAGAAGTTCTACCGGTCCCTCGGCATCGAGATGAAGGAGATGACCGTCGAGAAGATGTTGAACACCAGCGAGTTGAATCGCTGGCTGTTCCCGGAGATCTTCCGCGACGCCATCCGACGGGGTTTGGAATACACCCCGTTCTTCCGCGGCCTCATCGCCGCCGAAGAGAACATCGGAGGCACCGGCCTCACGATGCCCTTCATGGACTTCACCAGCCTCACGGATCGTTCCGAAGTTCAGCTTCGGGACGTGAATGAGGGTGCGACGATCCCCGAAGGCGAGATCATCACCTGGCGTGAGAAGCAGGTCACGATCAAGAAGAAGGCGCGGGGTCTGAAGCAGACCTACGAGTCGATCATGTTCACCCCGATCGACCTGGCCGCGATCTACTTCGAAGAGCTTGGCACGCAGCTTGGTGCCGATCTCGATCGAGATCTCATCAACATCGCCATCAACGGTGACCAGGCCGATGCTTCCGAAGCGGCTCCCGTGATCGGCGCTGCGACCGCCAACACGCTCCTGTATTCCGATCTCACGCGTGCGTGGATTCGGTTCCGCAGGATCGGGCGCAACAGCACGGTCATGCTCACCAACGAGTCGGATGCCGTCACCATCCTGAACCTTCCGGAGTTCCAGCGGACGGTCGGGGCCGGTGCCACGACGCCCTCGCCGGTGACGCTCAACGTCACCACGCCTCTCCCCACGTCGCAGGACATCTTCGTCCACGACTCGGTGCCCGCGAAGAAGATCATCCTGATCGATGTCGCCCGTGCCTTCATCCAGTTGACGGCCATGCCGCTTCTCATCGAGAGCGAGCGGATCGTGTCCCGTCAGATCGAGGGCGAGTACGTGTCGATCATCACGGGCTTCGCGAACATCTTCAAGGATGGTCGCATGGTTCTGGACTACTCGACCAACCTCGCCACCAACCCCGGCCCGACGCCGCCCAGCGTCTAAGGCGAAAGGAGAATCCGAAAGATGCCGAACGACCCCTCATTCGTTCGTCTCGCCAATCGCCTTGCTCTTCAGATGGTGGCCGATGTCACCGGAGGAAGCGGCTGGTCGATTGCGGGGCTGGACGTGAAGGAGTTCCCGGAGGACGAGGATCAGGCTGCGTACGTTCGTGTGCAGCTTGGTCGTGGCGTTCTCGAAGTCGCCACCCAGTCGGAGTACGACGAGGTTCACGAAGAGGACGAGGCTGCTGAAGTCGTCGCCCGCTTCTCGGACCCGACGAAGCCGAAGCCGTGGCAGGAGGCCGAAGTCCAGGCCGTGCACGCGAAGAAGCGTCGTTCCCTCGAAGAGAGCCGTGAGTCCGATGAGGACGAGCTTTCCGATGAGGAAGAGGACGACCAGCGCCGTGCGGCCATCGCGGAAGAGCAGGATGAGCTTGGGCTGAACACCGACGATCCCGAAGAGCAGGTTTCTCGGGTTCGCAGCGGTGGCGTCCGGGCGAAGAAGGCTCAGGCCGCGAAGAAGTCCGCTCGCCGCCGTCAGGCTGCCTCGGAGTCGTCGGAGTAGTTCCGCTTCACAAGTGCAGAATGGAGGGCCGGGTCGGGTGTCACAACCTGGCTCGGCCCTCTTGACGTAGGAAAGGGTTTCCGAAATGCAGGCTGTCCAAGACCAGACCGTCACGATGACCACGACCTACCGGAACGCGGGTGGCCTTCCCGTCGATGTGACCGCTCCTGCGTTCGAGATCTTCAACGCTGACGGAGTTTCGGTTTTCGGTCCGGTCGTTCCAGAGTGGCAAGGGCTTGGCAGCTACAGCGCAGAGTGGGAAGCCACCGAAGGCATCGGTTGGTATCGAGCCGTTTGGACCGGCACCTATCTCGGCGGTCCCGTTTCGCCGGGAGAGGAATGGTTCGAAGTCGTTCTTCCCGGTATGGCGGTCACGTTCGATGACGTTGCGTTTCTCCGCATGATGGCTGGAGATCGCATTCCCACGAACAAGACCGAAGCAGATGCGTTCTTCTCGAACCATGATCTGCAATTGATTCTGAATGAAGGTGGCGGTGACATCAACTCCGCTGCTTCGATCGCTTGGCGGGCAAAGGCGGCTCATTACGCCGAGTTGATCGACATCGATGAGTCTGGAAGCTCCCGTGCGCTCTCGCAGAAGTTCCACCAGGCGCAAGAGATGGCCGACAACTTCGCAGAACGGGCTGAGAACGTCCTGGAAGCCTTCAGGAGCGGCTGGAGAGTCGTCGGACGGGTTGTGTGCCTCGATCAGTCGAATGACTCGCTGGTGGAAGGCACACCGTTCTCTGGTTACAGCGAGCACGTTCGGGTTTACCCGCTCAAGCGCTTCGCTTCCGTGCTTTCCGGGAACTGGACCGGATCGTGAGCATCTACACGGACGAAAACCGAAAGACGACCGCGAACCTCATTGCGGAGTTCGGGACCGAGATCCAGCTTCGGCGCAAGGGAGAGCAGGTTCGTACCGCTGCTGGTGGCATTCGTCGTGTCGATGATGCAATCGATCTTGCTCCTGTCATTCGCTACTTCGGTTCGGTGAGCGGCAACCCCGTTGTCATCACGACCTTGAACGGTCAGCGAATCGCCGCGGGTTACGTGCTTATCGGAGAGCAGGGCGACGACATTCAGGAAGATGACGAGTTCACCGTCAACGGCGAGGACTATCGGGTCTTCAAGATCGATCCCGTAACTTCGGAATATCAGCGGAAGGGATGGGTGGACCGCCGTGGCTAGTGGCTACAACCGTTCCGCTCCCATTCCCGGCACCAGTGGCCGTCGCGTTCCCGGTTCCGCCCGGATGCCGAGGCCGATGTCCAACGGCGGTTTCCGAACCAACGTCCCGTTCCAGTCCAACTCTGGAGAGGACTGGGGTTCCGCCATTTACCGGGAGTACCACCGTCAGCAGGTTCGTGACTCATCCGGTCGCTTCGGTGGTGGATGGGGCTTCGCTTGGCAGGGGCTTTCCGAAGTCGCTGACAACATGGAGGCGTACGGGATCAAGTTCACTGGCGACGGCCCCCTGCGCCAGAAGATCGAAGCTCTCAAGGACGAGATGGTTGCTTGGGCCAAGGACAACGCTCCGTGGAAAGACCGAACGACTGATGCGCGTGAAGGACTCCAGGGCGCTGTTGTGTGGAGTGACGCAACCCACTTCACAATCTTCCTCGGACACGGCAAGGACATCTACTACGGCATCTGGCTCGAAGTCCGATGGGGCGGCAAGTACGCCATCGTCCTTCCGACCATCCACCACTTTGCTCCGCAAATCGGGGACAAGATCAGGACGATGACCTGATGGACGCGCATCTGTTCACCACCATCAACGACGACGACGCGCTCAAGGCGATATTCGCTGTTCGCAGGACTGAACAGCCGTGGTTCTATTCGTCCGGTGCTCTTGGCGAGGGCGACAATTTCGAGATCCCTGAGTTCCCGTACGTTGTCTACAACGAGCTTCCGTCGTCACCGTTCCAGGAGGTTTCCGAAACTTCCAACGCCGAGATGCGGATCTACACGTTCTACGTCTACGACGAACTCGGGGACTACGGACGCATCAATCTGATCCTCCGAGAGATCAGAAGGATTGTCAAAGGAATGGTTCCGTTCACCGTTGTCGAGGACGGAACAACGTTCCGATGCTCCTATTCCAGATGGGATGGAGTGTCACAGCGCATTACGGACCCCGATCAACATAGCGGGGTACGCTTTGGCACGGCCCGCTTCACCGTCAGCAACTAAACAAGGGAGAAGGAGTTGGCAGCACTACAGGCTCAAGTTGCAACCCCGGTCGGTGTCGCGCCGGTCTACAACGCCGTCAGCGCAAGCGACACGGTTCCGAATCCGGGTGGCGTCACTGTCCTTCTGGTTCGGAACGGCAGCGGCGCTTCCATCAACGTCACCCTCGTCGGTGTCGGTCGGATGGGGCACGTCACTGTTCCCAACCAAGTCATCGCTGTCCCGGCTGGGCAGGACCGTTTGATCTCGCTGGACGCTGCTCTGTTCAACGACGCAAACGGTCTTGTGACCGTTCAGTTCAGCGCCACCGCAACGGTCACGATGGCCGTCATCAACCTGCCCTGAGCAGAAGGAGATTCTGAAATGAAGCTGAAGTATATGGGGACGGCTGACGTGAAGGAGCTTCTGAAGGGTGACACCTTCAGTGACGTTCTTTCCGAAGGTCTTCCCGTGCATGTCGAGTTCAACCGGAAGAACGGTTGGACGATCGACACCGATGCGGAGCCGTTCAGCGAGATCTCGGACGAGGTTTGGGAGCACCTGATCCTCAACGACTCGTTCATGGACGTGACGGATTACGTCCGCACTCCGCTCAACGATCACCAGAAGACCTTCATGGGTCTTCGCGAGGGCCAGCAGAAGACGCTGGCCGAAGAGGAAGAGGCTCGTCAGGCCGCTCTCGATGCTGCGTTCGAGAGCGCTCGGGCTGGCGCTGCACAGGCCAACGCCCGTGAAGAGATCTTGGCGAAGATCCGAAGCTCCGACGCCACGCGCGCCGAGTTGCTGGAGTACGCCAAGGAGAAGAACATCAAGGGCCGCACGAAGATGAACCAGGAAGAGCTTCAGGAGGCTCTTGTCGATCTCGTTCAGAACGAGCAGCCCGCAACATCGGAAGTTTCCCCTTCGTCACCCGCACACACCGGTTCCGCAGTTTCCGGAGCAGGCACGACCACTGGTGGTTCCACTGGTGGCGGCGGTGGGACGGTCGGCGGGAGCACCCGGACTTCGTAATGGCAGAAGTGGAGCTTCGTTGCTCGTCCCATCTCCATGCGGTTCTCACCGACGATGGCTTGATTGAAGTCAAGTGCCGTTGGAAGCCGTGTTGCGATGAGCCGGGTGTCGTGGTCTTCCACTACTTCCATCCCGTCACCGGGGATCTTGTCAACACCAAGCAGTACCGAGATCCCAACAGCATCATTCCCACCAAGACCCATCTTGCTAAGGAGGCAAAGGTCTAATGCCCATCGGATTCCAGCCGCTCCCGTTCGGTCTGCGCGACGTGAAGATTCGTCCGCTGACTGGTGAAACGGCGGGCGCTTCAGTTGACCTTCCCAACGCTCGGACGTTCTCCTTCTCGGAGACGGAAGACTTCGAAGAGCTTCGTGGTGACGACGGCGTTGTTGCCGTCCGAGGCATGGGCGCTTCCGCTGACTGGGACTTGGAAGGCGGCGGCATCAGCTTCGAGGCCGTCAAGTCCATGTTCGGCGGCACCATCATCGAGACGGGCACCACGCCCAACCAGATCAAGACCTTCCGAAAGGCGGATACTGATGCACGTCCGTACTTCCAGGTCGAAGGTCAGGCCATCTCGGACTCGGGTGGCGACTTCCACGTCTTGCTGTACCGCTGCCGTGCCACCGGAGAGCTTTCCGGTGAGATGGCCGATGGTGCCTTCTGGCTGACCGGTGCTTCCGGTCGCGCCATCGGGCGTTCGTCGGACCGTCGCATCTACGACTTCGTGCAGAACGAGACGCAGACCGCCATCGTCTAACTTCCGATCCACCAACTACTCAGGTCAAGGAGCGCACAGATGCCGACAGACCGCCCTGCTAAGAAGGCAGTGGCCTCAGCAAAGAAGACGACCCACAAGGGTCGCACCACCGAAGCACAGCAGGTGGACCCCCGAAATCCGAATGATCTCCAGGTCACGTCGGCGTCCGAATGGGGTCAGTCCACCGCTCCCGCCGAAGAGGGGTTCGTGACACCTCTTCCCTCGGGCAACGTCGTTCGTATGCAGCGGACGATGGACATGCCAATCATGCTGGCGACGGGTCGCATCCCCAACCCGCTTGCCGGGATCGTTTCGGAAATGCAGGAAACCGGGTCGAACGTCTTCCCCGAAGAGTCGGCCAAGGACATGAAGGTCATGCAGCAGTTGATGAACCTTCTCGATTCGGTTTTCTGCAACGCCGTGCTCGAACCGAAGTTCTCGATGCCCGACGTTCGTGATGATTCCGAAGACGACAAGCAGTACGCCGATCGGATCAACAAGTGGCGACCGCCTGCGGGAACCGTCTCGATCTTCAACGTCGTGTTGCAGGACAAGATGTACGTCTACGCGGTTGCTCAGGGGGCTGCCGCTGACCTGGCCCGGTTTCGTGCGGAATCGCAAATCGATGTTCTCTCTGTACCGGCAGGCGCAGACATGGGGGACTAGGCCCAGCGACATCATGGGTCTTGACGATCCCTACACGGCCTACTGCTTTGACGAGGCTGTGTACCTCTGGGGTGCGTACGTCGAGAACGAGCTTCGTGAAGCCGGGGAAGGAGCAAAGACCAAGAAGCAGGGAGAACAGAAAGTTCGGATGAGGATCAGCCAGCTTCTCAATCCGCCGAAGCGAGAAGCACCGGTCTACGAAGCGAAGAAGGAAGTAGCAGGGGTAGGGCTGAAGGCGATACCAGCGAAGAAGGGCCGGTTCCGAGATCCGGCGTCAATGTTCCGAAAATGAGGGAGTCCCGTAGATGAGCGGAATGGGTGGTGGAAGCCTCGGCACCGCGACATACACGATCACCGGTAACGCTCAGGGAGCCGTCAACGCTGCGCGGCAGGCGCAGAGCGGACTCGACCAGCTTTCGAAGGTCGTTGCAACGAACTGGTGGGGCGTCAAGAACCTCGGCCTCCAGTTCGCCGCTCTGCCCGCCGCGATGGCCGCTGGTGTCGGCTATGCGATCAAGGCGGCAAAGGACTGGCAGGACTCGATGTTTCAAGTCCAGCGCACTTCAGGTGCGACTGGTGAGGAACTGAAGGGGATCGAAGCTGACCTTCGTGCCGTAGCTCGACAGACGCCGATCGCTGCATCGCAGATCGCCGACCTTGCATCGCAGGGTGCGGCTCTTGGTGTTCCGAACAAGTTCCTCGGTGAGTTCTCCCGCATTATGGGCAACCTCATCGCCACCACCGACCTGACTTCTGCATCGGTCGATGAGTTCGCACGCGTTGTCAACGTCATGCAGGTTCCCGTTAGTCAGTGGGAACAGTTCGCCAACGTCCTGCTTGAAGTCGGACGCAACACCGCCGCCACGGAAACCGAAATTCTGAATATGGCGAAGCGCATCGCTCCTGCGGCTCAGGCTGCGGGCGTTGCGTGGGATCAGGTTCTTGGTCTGTCCGCTGCGGTCTTGTCCCTCGGACCCCGTGCTGAGGCTGGCGGTACTGCAATCAACAAGACCTTCGCTGACATGGCGCGTGCTGTGTCGAAGGGAGTCTCGGGTTCCAACAAGGAACTGAACCTCTTCGCAGACACCGCCAACATGACAGCGGCGCAGTTCGTGGACAAGTTCCGTTCCGCTCCCGGTGAAGCGTTTGCGGATCTGATGACCGGCCTCGGTCATCTCCGTGGCGGATACGAACAGCAGATCAAGGTTCTCGACGCGCTCGGGATCAAGGAAGTCCGTCAGGCCCAAGCTCTGATCGCTCTTGCCGGTGGTACTCGATCGGTTGGAGACGAGCAGCGGAACCTCAATGCGATCTTCGGTGCTACTGGAAAGTGGCTCACGAACTCGAACGCTCTCCAGGAGTTGAGTGCGGAGAAGGCCAACACGCTTTCGGGCCAGTTGGTTCTGCTTCGGAATATCGTTGACCAGAACGCTGCGGTCTTCGGTCAGATGTTCCTTCCGAAGCTCGCAATGGTCATCAACTTCCTGTCCCGGATGATCCTCGGGTTCGGCGCTCTTCCCGGACCCCTCAAGGCCGTCTTGTTGCTCTTCGGCGGTTTGATCGGCCTGCTCTCGGCTGTGGTTGCCGGGTTCCTGCTTCTCGCTCCGAGACTTCTCATCGCCCGTGATGCTTTCAATCAGATCATGGTGTCGATTCAGAATGCTCGAAGTTCCTTCGCGGGCTTTCCGCAGATCCTTGCTGCTACCGGAGCCGAAGCAACGCTCATGGCGGCGAACTTCGAGCGTGCCGCTGGCATCGTTCAGATTTCGGGTTACCGCGCACAATCCGGATTGGAAGCCCTCGCTCTTGCAGCGCAGGGTGCTCAGGCGATGGCGAACCAGGGCAAGGTCGGTGTCGCTGGGGCCGCTGGGCAGGCCGCTGGTGGCATGAGCAAGGGAGCCAGGGGCGGGCTTCTCGCAATGGGCCTGCTTACGGCAGGAACCATCGCCCTCGGAGTCGTTACGAACAAGCTCGGCAAGGAGCAGCAGGACACTGCGAAGAGCGCTGCCGCTCTTTCAGACGAGACGCTGCATCTCGATGACGCCACCGGCGCTGTTGATCCGAAGCTCATCCAAGAGGAAGGCAATCTCAAGAAGGCGGCTAAGGCTGCCCGTGAGCTTCGTGATCGGCTGGAGGCACTAGCACAGGCCCATCTTGGGCTTGTAGACGCTCAGAGAGGACAGGAAGCGGCTCTCAAGGGCGTTGAGGATGCTCAGCGGAACTACCAACGGGTTCTTGCCGAGAACTACGACACGACCCGCGAGATCGAGCGGGCAGAACTTGAGCTTGCTCAGGCCCGCAACCAGCAGGAGCAAGCGGCCCGTGATCTCGCCAAGGCCGAATACAACCTTGACCATGCTCGGGAGATTGCGGAAGCCAAGATCGCTGACGCGGAGAGCAATCTGGCCGATGCTCGGGACAAGCAAATCGGGATATCCGAAAAGATCATCGATCTCGAACAGCAGCTTGTTGATCTTCGGGGCGCTGACTACCTGGAGAAGATCGCTGACGCCGAACAGGATCTTGCCAACGCTCGAACGAAGCTCGGTCGTGCTGACCAGTTCGCTCAAGACGCCGAGTGGCAGCTTCAGTACCTTCGTCAAGAAGGTGCTTCGGCTCGGGACATCGCTGACGCAGAACTCACCTTGGCGGAAGCTCGCAACGATGTTGCCAACGCACAAGACGATGTAAGCGATGGCGAGAAGAAGCTTTCCGATCTCCGTGATGAAACGGCACGCAATCGAGAGATCGCACGAATCGAGCGAGAGATCGCAGCGGCTCACCGCGATGCCGCTGGTGCTGCTCGGGACATCACCGAGAAGGAACGTGATCTCGCAGATCTTCGGAAGGAATTCGGGGACGGTAAGTATCTCGTTGACGCACAGAACGCGTACAGGGACGCACAGCTTGACGTAGCCAAGGCTATTCAGAGTGTTCGTCAGGCGGAACTTGATCTCAACGATGTCCGCACAGGTCGCGCGGCTCGGGAGATCACGGACGCATACAACAGCTACGAAGATGCGCTGTTCGGCGTAGCCAAGGCCAACGTCGAGATGCGGAAGCAACAGGCTCTTGCTCGGGGAGAGATCTTCGACTCGGGTGACGAAGCGCACGCTCTTAGCGAAGAACTTCAGAAGTTGTCCGACTCCATGCCTGCGGGAGACATGAAGGACAAGTTCAAGGGCATGGCAGACACGCTTGCCAAGGCTCCGAATGTTCCCGATCCTGTTCCCGCCGATGACAGCGTTGGTGGCGCTGGTGTCGATCCTGCTTCGTGGGGTCTTCCGACCAACGCAGATCTTCAGAAGTATCTGGATGGTCTTATCAACACCGTCAACAACAACAAGGGGCCTGCGAAGAAGGCCGGGTTTGACTGGGGCACCACTATCGGCGGCGCGATGTCGGGAGCCATGACCGGAGCCATGATCGGTTCGGCTGTTCCGGGCGTTGGGACGGTTGCTGGAGCGATCATCGGTGGTCTGATCGGAGCGTTGTCCTCGAACTACCCCCAGATCTACGACTACTTCAAGAACACCATCGGTCCGAGTTTCTACGACGGTCTTCTTGTGATCGGAGACTTCTTCTCCGGCCTTGTAGGAAAGGTGAAGGAGTGGTTCACCAACTTCTTCATCAACCCCATCAGAAATCTCTTCCGGATGCACTCACCGTCGCGTCTGATGATGGACATCGGAATTGACATCATCCAGGGTTTCATTGATGGCGTCTTCTCGCTCGGTGACACCATCCGAGGCATCGCTTGGAACATTGCTTCCTGGATCACCACGGGGTTCAACACCGTCCGAGGATGGCTGTCCTCGGCTGGGGCCTTGGTCATCGAAGGCTTTATGGATGGCGTTCGGTGGGTGTTGGGAACCATCGGAACCATCGGCGGCACAATCTGGAGCACCTTGATGGACAACTTCTCCGGTGCCGGTGGGTGGCTCTACGACAAGGGCCGTGCCTTGATCGACGGGCTGCGCGATGGCATCAAGTGGGCATTCGACAACAGCCTCAAGCCGATCTGGAATTGGATCATCGACAAGCTCCCTGGTGATCTCGGCAAGGGATGGAAGATCGCGTCGCCTTCGAAGGTGTTTTCCGAAATCGGTGGACAACTCATGCAGGGCCTCGCTGTCGGGATCGATGGCAACGTTCCCGCTGTTGACGCTGCACTCCGGAACATGACGGATCTCGTCAATTCCTCGATGGACACGGTTGTTCCAAAGTCGATGCTTGAGTCTCTGATGTCGTCTCCTTCGTACGTGCCTCCGGGGGCGTACGCCGCTCCTTCCGCCGGGGCAACGCAAGGGGAGACGAACAACTACTACAACGACACGTTCAACCTGGAAGCTCATACGGACGCAGACGCTCCGGAGATCGTCAACGAGTTCATGTGGGCCAAGATGATTCGACCGAGAGGACGTTGAGATGGCCGTTGGCGACCTTCTCGTAGCCGATTATCAGTACGAGTTCCGGGGCTTCTTGTGGGGTGCTGGAACGGCGTACGTCAACGAGTCGGCTGACGGCCTGCTCTCGATGGCCGACGTGAGTGGTGGTGATCTCGACATCGAAGGTGACCACGGATCGGTTCCTGGTCTTGCCGTGCTTCGGAAGAAGATCGTCACATGCAAGATCAAGCCCGACTTCTCACCGGCAACGACCGAAGCGATGATCGCTCTACTGCAATCGACGTTTCAGCTTCCGCGCAGGCGTTACGTCGCGAACCTGGAGCAGCTTGCTTTCCGAAGGAACGGGATCAAGAAGTTCTTGTGGGTTCGGTGCGACAAGCGAGACATTCCCTCGGACTACAAGACGGCAATGGGATCTCCCGATGTCGTGGTGCAGTTCACCGCTCCTGATCCGATCATCTACGGGCTGGTTCTCAAGACCCAGAACATCGTCGTGGCGAGCGGAGCTACCACCAACAGCGGTGTCGTCGTCAACGCCGGTGACTTCCGGGACGGATACCTTCCGAAGATCACGATCAACGGACCGGCAACGAACCCCCGCATCCAGAGCACCGAGGACGATGCACGGCAACTGAAGATCACGAACGTCCTCACGGCTGGTCAGTCGATCGTCGTTGACTTCGCGACCAAGACCGTTTCAAAGGGCGGCGTGGTTGACCATGATCTTCTTGCGAACGATTCCCAGTGGTTCGCCATCCTTCCGGGCAACAACACGCTGACCGTCAACCGTGACGTTGGGAACACAGGAGCTTCTTCCACAATCACGGTCGAATGGCGGGACACGTATTCGTGAGCGAGCCGCGGGTTCAGGTCGTCAATCGATCCGGTGGTCAGCTTTCTGAGTTCATCGGAGCCAACGTTTCCGAAGTTGTGTGGAAGCTCAACGAGCCTGAGCAGTTCAGCATCGAGATCGATCCGATCCGCAACGCCTCCAAGACGTTTGCTCTGGTGAAGAACGAAGTCCAGGTCTGGGACGATGACGATCTCATCGCTTGGGGTGTCCCGTGGCGATACAGCGGTGACATGACGAAGATCACGATCTACTGCGAAGGACTCGGAAGCTATTTCCGAAAGCGCATCATTGATGATGCGACGTTGATCTACACATCGGTCGAGCAGCGCACGATTGGCTGGAACCTTGTGCAGTACGCACAGTCGGTGGCGACACAGGCGAACCGGAATCTGAACATCAACTCCGCTGTGTTCGCCGGGACGACTCACATCAGGAGTCGTCAGTATGACCGGGCCGATCACGCCTTCATCTTCGATCTGCTCACTGAGTTCACGGAGCTTGAGGACGGGTTCGACTGGGCCATCATCAGTGATGCGACGGGGCAACGTCTCTGGACCCCGTTCTATCCGCAGCGTGGTTCGCTCAAGAAGAATATGAAGCTTGTCTGGAAGGCAGACGGAACCCGCCGAGACATGTTGAAGTTCAGCGTTGAGGCTGACGGTCTGGGCATCACGACTCACGCTTATGTCACGGGCGGGTCCAATGGCGGCGTGAAGTTCGAGCAGAACGTCGAGAACGTTCCCGCTTCGGTTGAGTACGGCGTGATGCAATCCGTGGTTTCCGAAGGATCTCAGAACGACGTGACGTGGCTCAATGACAAGGCCACTCGGGAAGTCAATCTGCGAAAGAAGCCGATCTTCATCCCTACCTGTACCGTTCCGCGCTTCATTCGTAGCGCTGACGGTACGGTGGTGCGGGACTACCTCAAAGATTGTTCCGAAGGCGACACCCTTCCGATTCTCATTGATGCCGGGATCATCCAGGCCGATATTTCGGAACGAATCAAGACGAAGACCTGGCGACCTGCGACTGACGAGATCGAACTGACTTTCAACGAAGGTGCGTGATGGACGCAGCGAAGATCCTGGACAGCATTGACAAGAGGCTTCACACGCTGGAGCAGACGATCAGCAATCCCAACGCGGTCGTTCCTCCGGGCGGATCTCCTGCTTTCACGTCGGTCATCATCGGTGGAGTTGCGATCACGGCAACGAATCCGTCCGCGGTTCAGAACATTGTCCTGACCAGCGGAGCCTCGTTCGATGTCGTCTACATCAACGTGGACTGGGACGCTCCGTTGGTTGGGACTTCCGATGTCATCGACTACGAAGTCGAGATCGCCAAGAAGGTCACAGGCGTCTATCAGTTGGGCCAGATCGCTCGGACGGCGGGATCGAACTTCCGCTTCGAGCCGGTGGAGCCTGACACGACGTACGGAATCCGAATCACTCCGATCAACCGCATCGGCAACCAGGGCACAACGAGTGGCTGGAACGACATCACCACGGGCCATGATCTGACCGCACCGCCCGCTGTGAGCGGCGTGACGGCTTTCCGGGGCGCAACGTCCGTCATCGTCAAGTTCACCGGTCTGACGCAAGCACAGGCCCGTGACGTGGCTTATGGCGAAGGCTTGTACGAGATCGAAGTCGATACGTCATTGGCGTTCAACACCGCCAACAAGCGGACCATGCGATCGAGCGCCACCATCGTTGCCTTCAACGACATCATCACCGAAGGAACTTGGTACGGGCGCGTTGCTGCAATCGACTCTTCCGGCAACCAAGGGCCTTGGACGGCTTCAGCCAGCGCTGTTGCCGGTGGCGTGAACGACTCGATGGTGATCGCAGATCTGAATGCGGCCAAGATCCAGTTCGGTGTGATGAGTGGTGATCGCATCGACGTGAACACTCTGAACGTCAACCGCTTGCTCGATGCTTCAACGATTCTCGCCAAGACGATCAACATCGGAGCAGGCGGGCAGTTCAAGATCGGCAACCCCACCGGCGGTGCCGGTACTTCCGGAATCTTCATCAACGATCAAGGCATCCGGCTTTATCAGGCCGGTACGCCAACCGTGATCCTTGATGCAACGACAGGAGTGGGAACCTTCACCGGTACTGTCAACGCCACGGGAGGAACGTTCAGCGGAACCGTGACCGGTGGCATCTTCACGGGTGGAACATTCCAAACTGCTACCTCAGGTGTTCGCACCGACATCGGACCTGGCTTCGGAGGCATTCAGCTTTACACCGGGATTGCTGGCGAGTCTGTCCCTGGTCGAATCATCGCTGTCAACGCTTCTGGTCGCGGTGCTGTTCGGATCGAAGGTCCGCGCATCAGCAACGTCAACGCCCCGCAGCCTTACATCGACTTCATCGGTGGAACCGGAACTCAGGGCGACATTCAGATGTTTGCCAATACGCAGATCTATCTTCAGTCTGCGGCGGTTTCCATTGTTGGTCAGCTTGCACTCAACGACTACGCCATTCGCTTCCGTGCAGCGACCGACGCGAGTCATCGGATTTATTACAGTTCCGGTGCTGACGGTCCCTTGTACGAAGGCAACACTTCTCACCAGTTCTACACAGGCGGTTCGTTCCGCGGGAAGTTCTACGCGAGCGGGTTCTACGTTCAGGACTACATCTACGCCTATGGCGGAACAGTCCGAATGGGAGAGATCTACGGCAACACCGGCCTCTACACGACGAGCGGATCGTTGAGGCTTGACGGCAACACATGGAGTGTCGTCATCAGCAACGCAAACGTCGCGGGCTTCGAGGTAAGCAGCAACGGCTACAACTATTCGTGGCAAGCGATGTCGATGACCCGAGACAGTCTGTATTGGAAAGATGCGGGCGATACGGTTCACCGCTCCTACTGGCACTCAGGCGATGACGGCGTTCGCCATGAGTCCTACAGCTACACCGCCATCACGTCTGCTGCATGGGACGTTTCCATCGAGGCTGGGCGCTACCACGACGGCTTCGGTGTCGGTGCCGCTCGCCACGTCAACCAAGCGTCAACCGCTTGGCGCAACTCTCATGCCGGTGTGCATGTGGATCAATCCGATCCGCGGCTGAAGCGAAACATCGAGCCACTGAAGGCTTCTGCGGGACGACAGCTTGACAAGGTGAAGGCCATCACCCCCATCAAGTTCAAGTGGCGTCCGGGTGAAAACTCGGATTCCGATCGAGACAATTTCGGATTCGACGCAACGACCCTGCCTCCTGAAGTTGTCCACCGGACGATGCTGAAGAGCAACACCAACGACAAGGAAGTCTTCGAAACCAAGGGTGTCCAGCCTCTCGGCGTACTCGCTATCTTGTGGCAGGCGGTTCGAGAGCTTTCCGAAGAAGTTGATGCTCTGAAGAAGAAGGCAGCCTGATGGCCGACCAAGACAAGGAGAAGAGCGCATGACGCCGCAACCGGAAAAGCAGGTTCCCGAAGTACCCGAAGCTCCAGAGGGCGGAATCAATCTGGACATCAACGCCTATGTCCGGGCGCTGGAGCGAAAGAACGCACAGCTTCTTCGAGAGAACACCGTGCTCGATGCGGTGATCGAGCAGATCTCGCAGGAGAAGGTGAGCTTGACCGAAGCTCTGGAAGCAGCGATGAAGGACAGGCCGAAGCACAACGGTCGGGTAACGACCCCCAAGCCCCGCAAGACCACCGGAAAGAAGATCAGTCATGCCTAAGAAGCCGCCCGTCGTGCAGAAAGACCCCCGCACGCTTTCTGCGGGCATCACCATCTGGCATCCAGACCTTCAGCGAACCGAAGTAGTTCGTGATGTCGTTGTCGTGTTGCAGCTTGCCAATGGCGAGTCGCGCTCCTACAAGGTCGGTCAGGATCAGGTTGACATTCTGAAGGACCAGCCCGATCTCCTGAAGGAAGCGGAGATCTTGGTCGAGAAGGAAACGCTGGAACAGGCCACGATGCGTCTCCGGGCTGAGCGGGCAGTTCCGCAACCCGCGCCCGACACGAAGGAGAATGGGTAGATGCGACGTATTGCCTTGTGCGTAGGGATCAACGACTACCCCGGAGCGGGAGATCTTTCCGGTTGCATCAACGATGCGATGGACTGGTCACAGGTTCTTCAGTCGCGCGGCTACACCGTCACGACGCTTCTGGATTCCTCGGCTACCAAGGCCCGGATCGTGGCTGAACTTCTCGGCATCGTGGATTCGATGAAGTACCGGGATCGGTTCGTGTTCTGCTACTCGGGTCACGGGACGTGGGTTCCGGACGGCGACGGTGACGAGCCGGATGGTCGTGACGAAGCGCTGTGCTGTCACGACTACGCCAGCGGTGGCCTTCTCATCGATGACGAGATGCACACGATCTTTGGCCGTGCTCGCCACGGAACGCAGATCACGGTTCTTTCGGATTCCTGCCACTCCGGAACCGTGGCCCGAGGGATCATGGCGTCTGCTCCCCCTCCCGGAAAGCCGAAGTTCATCTCTCCCGGCTTGATCCCTTCGGTTCCCGTGAGCGTCGAGGCTGCCATCGCCGCAGAGCGCACGTTCATCCGGGCGACGAGTCGAAGCGGTCCGGTTCTGATCTCGGGTTGCGACGATCCGGAATACAGCTACGACGCCTCCTTCGGAAATCGTCCCAACGGAGCCTTCACCCGAGCGGCCATCGATGCTCTCGGTCCTGACGTGAAGACGTTCCGCGAGTGGTATCGCCGCATCCGTTTGGCGCTGCCTTCTCCGTCCTATCCGCAGACGCCGCAGTTCGGCGCGACGCTCTACCAAGCATTCAGGAGTCCCCTTGACTGAGCTTCTCGAAGCAGAACATCTTTCCGTTCCTGCGGATCTCCTGGAGCTTTACGAGGTTCTGGAGTACGTCGGCCAGATCGAGTCCCCGCCTTTCCAGAACGCCATCCTCAGCGTCAAGGGAACGCCGCCGCCTGCGAAGTTCATCCCTCGGGTTTCTTGGGGAGCCAAGGCCGCAACGGGCAGGACCGGTCTAACGACCGCACGCGGCAACACGGCCCACTGGGAAGGTCCGGGCCTCGGGGACTATCCGCACACGTCCTGCGCCACCAAGCTCCGTGGAATTCAGAAGTACCACATGGAGCACCAGGGCTGGAATGACATCGCATATTCCGATGTCACTTGCCGTCACGGGTTCATCTTCGAAGGACGCTGGTACGGATGGCGAACGGCTGCCAACGGCACCAATACCGGGAACGATCGCAGCTACGCCCATTGCGTCTTGATGGGCGAGGGCGATGAGTTCACTGTGGATGCCCGACGTGGACTTCGGAATGTCTTCGAGTGGTACGAGGCCCGCGGCTCCGGAACCGAGCGGCACGTTCATGCCGATTGGAAGCAGACCGCTTGCCCTGGCGGTGCAGTAATGCAGTTCGTTCGTGGTGGCATGGTGATTTCCGAACCAACGCCGCCAACTCCCGCGCCCCCGGCGTGGCTCACGCTTCTCTCATCGGAGGAAATTGACATGCAGTTGAACACCTACGACGTGATCGTTGGAACCGGAAGCTCCGGTCCCTATGCCGGGTTCGGTTGGGTCCGTCTTCCGTGGTCGAAGACCCAGATCAAGGGTGCTCTCGAACCTGGCCTGCGCCCGGAGGCTGACCAGAAGTACCAGAACGCCAAGCTCGGCTTCGCTGCCGATGACCTTCCCGGCAGCAACGGGACGATCCTCTCGGTCGAAGGATGGGCACCGGGATGGCCTGCCCATGTGCAGGTCAGTGTTACGGAGTAGCCGACAAAGGTGGTGCTTGCCTTGGACATCTCCCGTGTGATGACAGCGGTGGCGGGAGTCTTGGCGGCTTTCGTGCTGTTCTGGAGAGCGGCACGATGGCTCAAGAGATTTTCCGAACCTGCTTGGTTGCACCTGAGCGCAGCGATGCTCGCCATCGCCGCAGGGCTGAATGCTCTCGATCACATCGGAGACGGCATCACCCGATACACGGCTTTCAACATCGGCGGAATCATCTTGGCTCTCGTCTTCATAGCGAAGACCCCCGCCGAGAAGAACTGGACTTGGAAGGAGCGTCGGGGTGACCCTCCTGACTGGGATCAGCTATCTGGTGGCCGCTAACGGTCCAAGCGTTGCCGAACCCCTACCGGGTTGGGCGCAGTACGGGCTGCTGGGTCTGATCGTCATCGCTTGGCTTACTGGTCAGGTCGTGCGCGGGAAGCTCTACGACCAAGCCATTGAAGACCGCAACGCTGAGCGCAAGAGGACTGACGATGCCGAGGCCGCGTCAAAAACTCTGATGATGGAGAAGGTGTTCCCGGCGCTTACCGCATATCAGCTTGCGCTCCAAAACACCAACGATGTCATCCTGCCCGCACTTGACAGACTGGTCGATCGGTTGGACGCTCTTGAGCGAGAAGCCGCTTCTGAACATCGACGGGGTGGGTGATATACGTGTCTATAAGGAAGCAGGTCGTAGACTTGGTTGCGGTAGACGACGACACAGACGCCATCGTGGATGCCATCAATCAGTTGACGACCGAGATCGTCTTCCTTGCTCAATCCGTGACTGAGAAAGCAGAGCGACTTCGTGACAGGACCGAACGACGAACAGACGGCGTTTCAGACGCCTCCGTCACTCCCATCGGAGTCAGAGGAAACTCTGAAAGTTCATCTTCTGGTTGGCCTCACGGCCTCGATGACGATGATGGCCGAGAAGGTCGGGGAACTGGCGGTAGCAACGAAGACCCTGACGATCAAGGTTCAGCAGGGGGATGAAGAACGCGAGCGGGACCGTCGTTGGTTCAAGCTCGCATGTGTTGTCTTCGCAGCGGCGTTTGTGCTCGCAGGACTGGCTTACTGGGACCAGCGCCAGTTCAGTCGTGACAACCGCACAGCGATCGACAACACCGCTTCCTCGCTAGCGATTCTTCAGAAGGTGACGGGGCCTGAAGCCACGGCTTCACAGGTGGCGTCAACTCAGTTGCTTGTGAACCAGATCATCGAAGCCGTGGATTGCAAGACCGAAGAGAACAATCGGATCGTCCTCGAATCTCTCCGTCCTCAGATTCCGAATGTTCAGATCCCCGAGGTTCGGGACGCGTGCCGAGAGGTACGAAGTGTTCCGGCACCGGTCGTTCCTTCCACGACCACCACCACCAACCCGTAAGGAGCAGAATGGAATTCGTACCCGTACTCGCAATGCTGGCGTTGGTGAAGAAGGTGATCGACTTCACCAAGTACCTCACGAACCGCGACATCAACGGCATCGTGACCACGGCCTCCGCTTGGCTTGCGGGCGTTGTCGCCGTCGTGCTCTACGCACAGACCGACTTCGCTTCGCAGATCGACATCGGCGGCTCGCTGGCGAAGATGAACGCCTACTCCCTCATTGCCATCGGCTTGTCCGTTGGATCTGGTGCTGGCCTCGCCGCCGACTACCTCTCGGCCAAGCGCCCTTCGGATGATCCGGCTCGTCTCAAGATGATTCCCGGTGCCACGGTTCGCGGGAAGAAGACTCCGAACGAAGACGGTCATCTTGATTGGCAGACGGCGTTGCTCGCTACTGCCTGCGCCATCATCGTGTACCTCGTCATGGCGAAGGTCTTCAAGGTCTGAGCTTCGTGCGTCAACTGAAGAAGCTCGCTGTTCGTGCCCTCGGGATCGTGGACATGGCAGCGAGCTTCTTCGCGTTCCTGGAGAACTACGACGGGCAGGATTGGGAAGAGGTTGACGATCAGCTTCTTTCGGAAAACGCCTGGGAACCTCTTTGAGACGAGCAGCCCAGCCGAGTCAGGCTCTAGCGGATCTTCCGACCCTTTCGGGTGGAACGGACCGGCTTCTGTGGCTTCTTCTCCCGTCCGGAAGCACGCCTCGCAGCGTCAACACCCTTCGCAGGGCGGTTCGAAGCCTTAGAAGGCCCTGTAGGGGCCTTTGAAACGGTCTTGGTGTCATGCACCAACTCGGTAAAGGCTTCCCGCTCCCACACATGGCCGCAGTTCAGGCACTTCCACAGCCGCTTGCCGTCTCGCTTGATGCGCTTGAGGTAGTTCGACGTGCATTCGCTACAGCGAACTCCCTGTTCGCTATCGGGAACGACTCGGAACTCCCTGTAGCCCTTGAGGGTGGAGGCGTCTTTAGTTGTAGCTAAACCCTCTCGCATACGCCGCGCCTCGCCAGCACACATGCGCTGGATTTGTTGCGCGCCCGCTTCGGTCTTCGAGCAGTAGAGCGGATACCAGACCTTCACTCCGGACAGTTTCCGAAGTCCTTCAACCCACCACCAGGAGGGTTCAGTCTTCTTGCGCGATCGTCTCTTGGTCATCTTCTGTTGATACGCATTTCGCAGCCTTCTGGACTCGGGACGGATGAGATCGTCCCCATGGAAGACTCAAGGATCTGGCCTCTGAACACCGCTGTCCGGGCTTGGCTTTACAGACCGGGCACTCAACGCTTCGAGCGTTCATGTCTCGTACTTTCCGAAAGGTACTAGGGGCGTTCCGTAACCGATACGACCAGGGTGCTTGGGAGAACCGTCCTTGTTGGTTCCGAGACACCGAAGGGGCTTCTTGGCCGCACGACACCATGCTTCGATGTTGTAACGGGGCAGGCCCATCTTGTTGACGTTGGCTCCCCAAGCAGCCACCACTAGTTGTGTCTCGCGGTCGTTGATGTGGCTTCTGATGTATCCAGGGTTCTCGGGTCCGCGTGCATGGCCCTTGTCGTGCAGGTTGGCGAGAACGTTGGGATTGGTGGACCGGTAGGCGAACAGGTTCACCACAGCCATGCCGTCGAAGCCCCATATCTGGGAGAAGCTCACGCACTTTCGGATTGTGGCGTCATCGAATCGAGCATCGGCGGTGCTCGGGTTGAGCATGACCCAGACGACCTTGCGGGTTATGACTCGCTCCCACTTCCGTTCCAGGTCGTAGCGATACCAACCGTTGTCCGAGAGCGACGCGCTGCCTCGGTAGCTCATGCCTTCTCGTCGGATGCGGACGCCATCGGCAGGTCGCCGTCACGTTCCATCGCTCGCCGTAGACGGGCCTCGTACTCCCGCTGTTCCAGGGCGCACCATGCGTCCAGAGCAGCCCTTTCGTCGTCCGAGAGGCCAGCGAAGTTGGCGAGGTCGGCCCGCTCCTTCCAGTCCTTCGGGATGCGGACGGGAGGAAGCACTCCCGGCAGGTCCGCGCTCACCAGTTCACCAGCGGAACGGGCCGCTCATTGGCCCAGTCGTAGAACGGAGTGGGCATGGGACTTTCGGAAATCCCGTACTTCCATTCCTCGTCCATCAAGCTCCACAGCTTCGGGAGTGAGGTTCCACTGTCAAGGAAGTAGGGGGTGGCGCTCAGGTTCGGCGTCAACAGAGCCAGGTAATCGGTCCGGAGAAGCCCATCCATCTCGTCCATTGAGAGCTTCGGGCCGGTGGTCTTCAGTAGACGATCGATGTCGTCATCGACCTTCTTGCCGAAGGTTACGAAGTAGAGCGACACCAGCACGACGATGATGGAGACGAGGGCCAAGACCACCAACAGGTCAAGACCGTCGAAGCGAACGCCGGAAGCGGCGATCACGCGTACCACCGCTCTCTCTGGTCATCGGTCGCCAACTTCAGAAGAAGCTCAGCGTGTTGCCGAAGACGGTTGTAGTTGCGGTATTTGTTGTCAACGATCTCAGCAAGAAACGCCACGATCAGATCGTCCTGCTCGGAGTGAGCGGCTTCGGGGTCGGGCTTCTCGTCAAGGACGTTGATCTTCTCCAACCGCTCCTTCAACTGCTTCGTGTTCATGTGCTCCAGGCTAGAACGGAAACATTCTGCTGTCAAGCATTCTGCACCAGGGATGAGTAGTTCGTGTTTCCGAAATGTGCCATGAAGTAGGCGTCTGCGAGGTTGTCGTTCTCTCGCATGTCTGGAAGCTCGGGCCAGTGAGTCTTCGCCTCGGCAACCATCTCAGGCTTCGTGGCTTTGCCTGATCCCGTTGCGTACTGCTTGATGACGGCGTTCTGCACCACCACAAACGGGGCATCGACTCGGTACAGGAAGTTCCGGACCACGCCTCCGTGCTCATGGATGCCGGTCAAGCCCCTGCCGCGAGCGCCGTAGGCGTAGTCCTCGATCACGACAAGATCGGGGCGGAACTTACGCCACGCCTTTCGGATATGGCTAACGGACCACTCGATTCGATCCTCTTGGTGCCCCCGGTACTTGCCTGACGGAAGCAGCCCGAGGGACTGGCCTTGCTGTCCTACTGGTTCCGTTCGGAGAAGCCGCCACCGACAAACCCGTAGCCCGTCCAGTACCACCAACCCGGTTGCGGTCAGAGACAGATCGAGTCCCATCACCACCAGGGCGCGGTGTGAGCTTGACGACCTTTGCTTGAGGTTGGGCTTGCTTCTTGGCTTCTCGCTCCCGACGCTTGCGGTTGCGCTCTTCGACTTGGAGCCAGAGCGTGACGAGGTTCTTGAGGCTGGAGCCTTTGGGCTTCTCATTGCGCTTGGTCTTCCGCAGCCATTTCCGAAACCTCTTGCGATCCTGCGGGGGCATCTCGCCCCACACGCCCCACTCTTCCTCGGTGGCTATCGCCCATTCGAGGCACGGCCACTTGAGCTTGCACGACGAACAGATGGCTTTGGCGACTTCTTCTCTGGCGTCGCGGTCCGCTTGCGGTTCGTTGCGGAGATCGACTTCGGGACCGTAGAACGGGTTCGGCTGATCGGACTGGGTGAATCCGAAGCACGCCGCTTCTGCTTCCGCTCGTAGCTGAATCTCTCCGGGTCGAATTCCGGGTCCAAAGCGGTACGGCAAACCTTCCAACTTCGATAGATCCTTCCAAGAGAGGCGTGTAGGTGTGCCGGATCAAATGAATCGTGTTCGGTGAACACATCATCCCCCGCCGCGAAGAATTCAAGCAACGGTTCGAGGACCGCCCGTACCTCGCTATAGGCATCATTAGAAGATTTCGGCTTCGATCGCAAGTCCTTCTTCCCAGAGAGCTTCGAGTCCTTGCCATTGCTGGAAGATCTCTTGCTCGATCCGGTCGTCGTCTTTCGGGCCATAGCAGAGTCCTCGGAACGGGCACTTGTCTCCCATGAAGTTGCCCTTGGTGCAATCGGGAGACGTGGGCGGCAGAACATTCCGCTCTAGCTGATCGAGCACCCGACCGGCCCAGCGGCGAACCATCTTCCATTCCTTCGCGTTGAAGTCGAAGGTGAAGATGTAGAAGTTGTTTCGATTCTTGGAGTCGTAGATCACCGCTCCCTTGCGGCACTTCTTGGCTCGCATGTAGGGGAGCACCTGAAGGAGATGTTCGGGCTTCGGAGCGTGGTTCTTGTGGACGTACTGGAATGCCCAGTCGTTCGCTCCTTTGAAGTCGATGACGTAGCGAACCCAGCGACCATCCATCTTGACAGCAACATGAATGTCCAACGAGCCAGCGATGAACAGGTGCGGGATCTTGATGTTGTCCTCGTAGGAGAGCACCTTGATCTTGTTCGGAAACATCGCCTGCATGTCGAGGAAGATGTAGTCCCACTTGTGGTGACGCCAATGACCGTCCATGAAGACCAACTCTGTGTCGGCGTCAACCCGCTTGCGGCCCTCAACCCCCAGCATCTTGAACGCGGCCTGTCTCTCGCAGCCACAGAGGGCAGAGGGAGACAACCTGCCCAACGGACGAGGGCGCTCCAGCACCGGGAAGCTGAACTCCTTCAGCCGTCTGTCTCGGTACTTGGGAAGCTCTCGCTTCGTGAGGTACGCATCGATCAATGGAGTGAACGGATCAACGTCCTTCTCCTGAATGTGCTTGACGAACGACTTCAGAATGCTGCGGTCACTTGCGACGGGCATGAGGCTTCTTCTTCCGCTTCCGGACGCCCCCGTTGGCGGGCATCGCCTCCGCATCGCCTCTGGCGTCGTCAACGAACTTCTGGGTCAGCTTCACCCGACCGGGGTTCTTTCGGATATTGACGTTGATCTTCGCCACGGTGGTTGGGCGCGGGACTGAAGCTCGGGGCGACAGCTTCGGCTTGTTCAGCGGAACCTCTAGGCCCAGTTTCTTGATTACTTCGGAAAGGTTCATGCCCTCTCCGACGTGTTGCTTGTAACCCAGCCCTCGGTACTCCACCGTCACTTTCCAGTGAACGGCGAAGTCAGCGGTCGGGTTGTAGAAGCGGTAGTCCAGCGGACGGAGGTAGACGTAATACTGGCAGCGAGTCCAGCGCTTCAGAATGATCCGAGCTTCCTTGTCGATCATCAGATTTCGCTAGCCACACATCGAAGAGCGGCTTCGGAATTCTCGATCCGCAGGCACCGTTTGATGTTTCGCTCTTGATCGTTGGCGTTGTCAGCAATCATCGTCAGTGACAGCCACATCACAACGACGAGGAACAGCGCAGACACCAAAGCGATGAGAATCCACAGTTCGTTCTTCTTGCCCGCCATCAGTCAACGACCGGCTCGTCATGGTCGTGATCGAGCACCGGGGTTGACCACTTGCGATTGATCTGAAGCTCGCTGCCGTCGAAAGCGGCGTGGACGATGCTGTGCTGACGAACCTGGAGATCCTTGACCATCTGCTGTGCTGTCTTCTCGGCCTGATCCTTCCGGCCATACGTCACGAAGTTGATGGTGACGGTCCCCTCCCGCTCCATCTCCCGGTCTTCAGGATTCGGAAACGGCAACAGTGAACCCGTGTTTTGAGAACTCGATGACGAGGCGCGGTTCCCTGCCGTCCCGGAGCGCGTCGTTGCGGATCGCTTTCCACTCGCTCGCTTTGATGGTGAAGGAGTCTTTGTCCGTGAACTTGAGTTGGGTGAGGAACCCTTCTTCTTGGACATCTTGGGGTCGTCGCCAGCTACTTCCGCTCCCGGGTTGGACTTTCCCTTGTCGCTCTTGCGCGTAGTCACGTTCCTGCTTTCTAGATCGCGTGTTCTGTCGTTCTCGGTCCTTGTGGAACCACTCCGGTAATCCCGCCACTACTCGTCTTCTTCGTCCTCGGGTTCGGAATCTTCCCAGATCATCTCTTCCAGTTCGTCAGCGACGGCGGGGTTGTTCTTGAGCCACCGCTTGAACCGCGTGCGTCCCGATTGCTTGTCGTCCTCGTAGCCTTCGACCCACCACTTCTCCGAACGCTCCGTACCGCTCTTGTGGACGACACCCGCCTGTCGTCCGACGTACATCAGGTCTTCCAGGTGATCGATGTTCGCGTCCTCGTAGGAGAACACGAAGCTCGTCTGGTCGAACGGGTTGGCGGAACCCGTCTTGTCCTTCTCGATACGCAAAAGGACTCGATGACCCGTTGCCACGTCCGACTCGGTGATGGTGCCGTTCTTCGGATTTACGATCTTGCCCTTCTTCTTGATCGTCTCCGTTCGGACCATCTCGATGCGGGTCGAAGCATAGAAGCCCATCGCGCGCCCACCAGATGTGACGTTCTTCTTGGCGAACATGCCACCCACGGAATCACGGGTCTGGTTGATCCAGATGATGAGCGTCCTGTCGTTGGCGGTCGTGAGTTTCCGAAGGGCCTTGGACATGAGCTTGGCTTGCTCCATGCCCATTGATCCGGTCGTCTCCATATCGGAATCGATCTCGATCTTGGGCGTCAGCGCGGCGATGGAGTCCACGCAGAGGACGCCGTACATCTCGGATCGAAGCAGAACGTCCAGGAAGTCAACGACACGGTTCGCGTTGATCTGCTTGTGGTACGCCATCGTCTTCACGTCAACGCCGAGATGCCCAGCGAAGTCGGGATCGAACGTCTTCTCCACATCGACGTAGCCGACCCGCTCACCGCCACGTTGGGTCATCGCCATTAGGCGATAGGCAAGAGCCGTCTTCCCGACGTTTGCAGATCCGAATAGTTCGACGTGACGGCCTCTTGCGAAGCCGCCCTTCATGGCGTAGTCCACCGACAAGATTCCGGTCGGTAGACGTTCGATGACGAGGGAAGGGTCGTTCCCCATCATCATTGTTCCTGGACCCCACTTCTTGTTCATCGCCGCAGCGAGTCCAGCGGGAGTCAGTTCGACCTTCTCTGTGGTCTTGCGAGGCATTAGCCCTTCACTCCCGGAGGAACCCAGATCCCTTGACGGGTGAGCTTTTCCTTGGCCTTCTCGAAGCCCATGCGGTCGATCATCTTCTGGATCGCCTCGTTCTTTCCGAAGCGGTCCTCGTCCGAACAGAAGCATCCGGTGATCTGAATATTGCAATCCGAACAGTGGAGCATGACCGCCATCTCACACCGGTTGCATTCGGCTCGGACGTAGGAGTCGAGCTTGGTGTTGCACTCCTTCTTGGCCTCGGGCAGCGCCATGCGCTTGAAGCCCTTGTTGTGGTTGCCGTAGTCAGGCACTCGCCCATCCCCATTCGTACCAAGTGGGGATACCGTCGTTGTCGAACACAACGGCGTAGTGCAGGGTGCCGTAGTGATCGTGGCGGAACACGCACATGTGCTTGCGTATTTCGCCCCCGCTCTTGAACTCCGGACCTTCGGCGTTGAAGCACCGAAGACCTAGCGTGTCGTGCGTTGTCATGTGCTCGGGCCTCTCGCAAACGCGAGGGAGCACCTTGACCGCTGGATAGATCTTGAAGTCCTTGATGCTCTTGATCGTGATTCCTGACATATCTAGTGATACGTCCTTCCTACGCCCGTACCAGGCGCACTTGATCGGAGTCCCCAACGGACACGTTTTGCCAGTCGGCTTGCCACTTGCCGCTCACCTGAACGACACGGCCCTTCGGAATCTCGAAGAGATCGAATGCCGAGTCCCAGATGTTGACCTTGTATTCCATCCCCGGTGCCCACTGGAGAACCCAAGTGCAGAAGTTGGTCCCTCGCTTTGTGGGACGGATCTCGGTTTTCTTGATCTCACCGATGATGACGACTTGGCCGTCCTTGTTCGTCGGGAGCTTGACCTTCTTCTCGAACTTCTGACGGATCGGAAGCATCTTGTCCTCGAACTGCCACTTCAGTCGCGTCTCCTGCAACGCCTTTGTGGTCTTCATGCCAATGGCTTCGAGCGCTCCGCTCTCGCTGAGGGCCTGGATGGCGCTGGCGTTCATTCCAGCCGCCCGGACCTCTGCGAGCTTCTTGTAGCCCCCTCTGGGGCGCTCTGCGACCAATCTGGGGGCGGTCTTCTCACCGATCCCACTCACGTCGAAGAAGCCGAAGCGAACAGCGTCCTTCCCTTCGGGGCGGAAACGCTCTGCGGACTTGTTGATGTCGGGTGCCAAGATTCGGAAACCCTCAAGAACGACTTCGCTCATGTAGCGCTCACGCTTCGCGATGTCGGTCTTGTTCTTCGGCTCCACAGTGGCGAGAAGAGCGGCCAGGTACTCCAGCGGGTACAGGTACTTCAGCCGTGCCGTCTGGTAGGAGAGCATCGAGTACGCAACGGCGTGCGAACGGTTGAAGAGGTAGGTCGCTTGTGCAGCGATCATCGCCCACACTTCTTCGGCCTTTGACTCGGACATGCCGCCGATCCGCATGAACCCAGCGATGGCTTCGTCCTTCAGCTTCGCCATCTTCTCGGGGTCTTTCTTCGACACAGCGGTCTTGGCGTCGTCAACCCTTGCCCAAGAGAAGCCCGCAACCTCGTTCAAGATTCGGAACATCTGCTCCTGGTAGATCATCTCTCCCCAAGTGGTATTGAGGATCGGTTCCAGGGACTTGTGCATGACGCGCACGATGCCGTCTGCTCGGTTCTCCAGAAAGCGCTTGTCCGCACCAGCGTCGAGCGGACCGGCTCGATAGAGAGACGTACACGAAACGATGTCTTCGAACTTTGTGGGCTTGATCTGCTGGATGCCTCGGTGGTTCGTGCCGCCTTCCATCTGGAACACGCCAGCGGTCTTGCCAGCCGCCAGCATCTTGTAGATCCGGCTGTCGTACTTCTCTTCATCCGGAACCCACTCGTCGGGATCGATGTCGATGCCGTGGCGCTCCTTCACGAACCGGCATGTCCACTCGATCGTGTCCAGCGCTCGGATCACCAAGTAGTCCTGCTTGAACAGTCCGAGATCAGAAACCGTGTCCAGGTCGTACTGCCCGACCATCTTCTTCGAACCGGCGATCCACATCTCGGGGATCAGTTCCTTGATCGGGTCTTCGGGTTGGAGGATCACGATCCCAGCGGGATGCCGGGAGATCCCCTTCTTTAGACCTTCGATCTGCTTCATCCGTTCGACAAGCTCGGGATAGTTGTTTCGGATTTCCTCCGGGAGAACGGTGTTGCCTTCCTCGTCCTCCAGCATCTCCTTCGTCAGACGGTTGCGCTGAATGTGATCGATGCCGTAGGCGCGAGCAAGGGACTGGAACGCTCCCTTCGCCTGCATGGTTGAGAACGCCGCGACACGGATCACGTTGTCAGCGCCGAACTTCCGAATCGAATACTCGATCACGTCGTCACGGTGAGCGCGCTCAAAGTCCGAATCGATGTCGGGCATCTTCGGGCGCTCAGGGTTCAGGAACCGCTCGAAGAGCAGGTCGTACTTGACGGGATCGATCTTGTGGATGCCGATGAGGTAGCCCACCAGTGAGCCGCACACCGAACCACGGCCCGGACCGACTCGGTAGCCCTTGCGCTTGGCGTAGCGCAGAGCGTCACGGGTGATGAGCATCGCCCCGGTGATCTTGGCCTTGCGAACCTTCGGAAGCTCGTAGCGCAGGCGTTCGGCGTACTCGGGCTTCTTGTCCCAGCCACGTCGCTTTAGTTCCTTGACCGCAAGCTCCTTGACGCGAGTATCAGGATCGGTGACGCCGGGGAGATTCGGAATGTGCCAGGTCCGGGTGTCCCAAGCGGGAATCGTGATGTTGATCTCTGAGGCGATCTTCAGAGAGTTGTCAAGGCCAGGACGCCACACGTCTTCTCGGTAGCCGCGGAACGTGCGCTCCATCTCCTTGCGGCCTTTCAGGTGGAAGCCTTCTCCCTCGAACCGGAATCGATCAGGATCATCAACGTCTGCTGCGGTCTGAACGGCCAGAAGGCAATCGTGGGCCTCGGCCTGTTCTGCGACGACGTAGTGGGGATCGTTGGTGATGACGTGGGGGAGGGCGAGATCTCTCGCGATGCGAACCAGTCGTTGATTGAGCTTTCGATCGTCCGGAGCGTTGTGATGCTGAAGCTCGATGTAGAAGGACTCGAACTGCTCGCTCCACCAGCGGGCCTCATCGAGAGCTTCGTCCCTCGAAGCGTGAAGTGCCTTGCGGGAAAGGATGGAGCCAGCACACCCAGACAGCACGATGAGATTTTCGGATTCTGATCCGAGAGCTTCGACCATGCTGCGATCGATGAGGGGCTTGTAGTAGTAGTTCCGGTGAGACTCGCTGTTGAGATCAACGAGCGTCTTGAACCCGTCCTCGTTCTTAGCGAGGAAGACGACGTGGTATCGGTTGGCCTCTGCATCGTCGTGCTCAGACTCCTTGCGTCGTCGCTTCATGTCTTCGGCCACCGTGGTCACATCGGGCACGAAGTAGAACTCGCAACCGAGGATCGGATTGATCCCGTTCGCCTTGCACTCCTTGTAGAAGTCAGGTGCGCCAGCGATGTTGCCGTGGTTGGTCTGGGCCATGTGCTGCATCCCCAGCTTCTTCCCGCGAGACACGTACTCCGGAATCTTCCCTAGACCATCGAGCATCGAATACTCGTCGTGAAGGTGAAGGTGTGCAAAACGGTTAGGCATGGTGGGTTTCGATGACTTTCAGGTGGTGTGCGCTTTCTTCCAGAATCATTCGGATAACAAGCGCGGGATAAAAGGCGACTCGCAACGTCTCTTCGGTCACGGTCCACATCGGAGCGAAGTCCCGGCCCATTCGGCCCATCGGGACGTACTGGCGGCTCCAAGGGTCGGTGGGGTCAAGCACCTTGCCGAGATGCCACATGCGGCCATAGCGAGGGTGATCCTCGAACCGCCAGTCGAAGCCCGGAGGGGCCAGGAACTTCGCAACGATCATCAGGTCTTGCCGACTTCGATTGCGATCGGATACATCACGGACGACCAGATCTCGATCCAGATCTTCTCACCGGCCTGAAGGCGCAGGAGATCGTCAGAGCTTGGCGTGGCACAGATTCGGATAACGCCGATCTCCCCAATGCCCTCCTTGACTTCGTTGCCCATGAGCGCAGGCAACGAACCGATCACGCCAGCTTCGTCATCACGGGGCGGTCCGATGTTGATCTTCTTGAGCCAAGGACGCTGTGCCTCGGCCTCGGGCGGAATCTCTCCGAAGTCCATTGGAAACCTTTCAGGCCGGTCGGTGGGGGTCGCGTGGAGCGGCGGCGTCAGGGGAACGACGAGAAGCGGGTTCTGCCTTGTAGTCCCGTGCCAGTCGCACGGCGTTGGACTGAACCACTTCAAGGCGTTGCTCATCAAAGCTCTCGTAGGGCAGCTTGGTTCCCACCTGAGCTTGTCCCTCAACGCCGTAGTGGTTGCACCCGGTCCAGTATTCGAACCGGGCCATGACGATGCCCTCGTAGCCGCTCACAACGTCCTTCACACGGTCGCCCATGTTGAAGATGAATGTTGGCTGTGCGATGTCGCTCACTTCAGAACTCCGTTCTTTTGGGTGAACTCGTCATACATCTCTTGCGATGCCTTGGTGATCGTCAAGAGGTTGCGGGTTGGCCCAATGAGAACAGGAGAATTGTGATCGTCTGCGGTGACGAACATGAACTCCGTTTCGCCAAGGGCCGGAATGATGTCGGTGTCTTCGGACTTGGTTGCCAGGAACATCTCTTGACCACCAACGAATAGAACTCGCCAGTAGGTCACTTCAGAATCCCTTCGGGCGTGTCGGCAACCTTGCCGCCGTTGTAGTGGATGGCTGCGTAGTTCTCCATCTCCTGCGCCCACTCACGGACCTTGAAGACAAGTTCGGAATCTGCACCGGCGTCTTCAGAGAACTGCGCCCACATGCGAACCGTCTCGGGACCAACGATGTCCTTCGCACGGATGATGAAGACCGGCTCGTCGTCGGGAATGATCGGGTCCATGTGCTTGCCCAGGTGTTCGATGTCACCCTGGATATTCATCACCAAGTTGCCGTCGATCCTGACGTGATGCGGACGCTTCGTGGGGAAAGGCTGGATGGCCTCGTAGTCCTCGCGTGCGTGTCTCATGTCCATTCCTCGATTTCTCCGGACGGAACTCCGGGCTTGGGGAGCCGACCGTGAACCATCACGGCAGTTTCCAGACAGTGTGTTGCGGTGGCGATGAGCTTGCCTAGCTGCTGACGACCCTGCGGTGTGTTGACCCCGAAGCGCTGTGCGCGACCGAGGTAGTTCGTGAGGAACGTGATCCACGTCGTTCCTTCGGGACCGTCGAAGTTCGGAAAGTTCGTCGTGTCCGAGATCAGATCTTGACGGCCCTTCTGATCCTCGGCGTACTTCACGTCGGCGTAGTGCTTCCTTTCCTGCTTGACCCAGATGTCAACGTGCAGGCGCAAGCTCGCAGCGTTGGCGGGGTCAGAAAGATCAAGGTGCTTCGTGGGATCGTTCATGGAGCAACGCGACCGTGCTTCAGGAACGCTTCGTGCGTGACCGGCATGAGCGTTGCGAACAACTGCTCCATCGCTTGAGCACACGCATCGATCTCCCAAGCAGGCTTGCTCGGGAAAACCGAACCTTCGGGGTCTTGCGTCCAGTAGTCCGTAGGAACACCGTCAAGCGTCTCGGTCTGGTTCCAGAACGGACCCTTGCGAACACGGAGCGACAGGAACGCCATGAGCGAACGGGCGTTGCAAGTCCAGAACATCTTTGAGTAGATGCTGACCGGAAGGCAGTTGCGAGCGGACTCTTTCACGATCCCGTCCTCAAGCTGCCGTTCGTACTCCCGATAGGCCGCTGCCATCACCCGCTTGTCTCCGGCGATCTTTCTGGCGTACTGCTCATCGCTCGCAAGCTCGTTTTCGTAGGCCATTTGCTTCGTGCCTTCGACCTTGACGAGAGGACGATGGCGAGGCGGGACGTAGAACATGGGCGGAAGTTCGGAATACCGCCCGCTCTGCTCGTTGATCGAGATTCCGATGCGGTGGCGGTGCCACTCACGGAAGACGAAGATCGGGGCCTCCGCGTAGAAGATGATGCTGTTGTGCTCGAACGGAGTGCCGTGCCGATCTCGCATCAGGGCGTTGATCCGTCCCGTGTTGGCCGTGGTTTCGGCAGAGCCAGTAGGAACCTTGTCGGTGGCAACGAGCATGGCCCGCAACACCGACTCGTCATTCGCCATCTCGTCAACAACAGATATGGCGAAATCACTCCGGAAGGTGATCTCTTCGGTCATGCCTAGTGATACGCAGACGCGAAGAGAGCAGGGACCGAAGCCCCTGCTCTCTTTCAACCAGCGAATTCGCCAGCCGTAGGACCGGTGAATCTACGACTTGGTGCTGTCTCCGTCAACCTCATGGTCGGCGTCGGTGTCTTCACCGAATGCGACGCGTGCGGCCTCGGTCTGCTGCATGAAGCCACCGGGGACGCCGGGGATCTCCTGACCGATACCGCGGGGAGCTTCGCCCTGAGCACCGAAGTAGTTGGACACGAACGTCGGCGGCGGAACGTCCTTCTCCGCACCGCGAAGCTCGTTGGTCATCGTGTACGGAAGCTCGAAGGTTTCGGAAACCCCTTCGTACTTCCGCTTGGACTTGCCCACACGAACCTCATGGGCCAGCGAACGGAAGGTGTTGGCGATCGAGTCGTGGAGATCCGCAACCTCCAGGAACCCTTCCCGCGCAAGCTCTTCTGCTCGGTTGGCGTGAGCGATGGCCTTGTTGAGAAGGACGTTCTCGTCGGCCATCTACCGGCGCTTCCGTGCGGTGGCCTTCTTCGCCCCCGTGGACTTCTTGGGGGTGCCAGCGGCCTTCTTGGTGGACTTCTTCGCGGACTTGGACGCCTTGCTGGACTTGGCAGGAGCCTCGTCCTCGTCATCCTCGTCGTCCTCGTCCCAGTCCTCGTCGTCGTCATCCTCGTCGTCGTCCGAGTCCTCATCGTCCTCGTCGTCTTCGGAATCGTCCTCGTCGTCCCAGTCCTCGTCGTCCTCGTCTTCGGACTCTTCTTCGTCGTCCTCATCCTCTTCGGACTGGGCTTCGAGGATCATGGTCCGCAGCGTGTTCTCGCGCTTGCGGGTCGTGTCGAGATCGAGGGCCTTGGCGATGACCAGAAGCTCTTCCTTGCTCTTCTTCGCAAGCTGCTTCTCGGTGTAGACGGGGATCTCTTCGTCCTCGTCCTCATCGTCGTCCTCTTCCTCTTCGGAATCCTCGTCCTCCAGATCCTCATCGTCCTCGAACTCGTCGTCGTCGGCAGGACCGGCGGCGGCAAGCTCATCGATGAAGTCGTTGAAGGCTTCCTTGAGGGCGTCTGCTGCGCTCTTCTTCGGCATGTGTTGTCGTGTCTCTTTCCGTTGGATGGTGGGGTTACTTCTGCTTCTTGAGGATTTCTCGGATGACTTGCTGCTTGCTCTTCTTGTCACCGCTGCTGTCAACGAGACGGACCTTGAACTGCTTGGCCGTCGTCTTCAGTTCGCGGGCGCTCATGTCCATGAGATCGGCCTTGGTGTACGTCTCTTCGTCGTCGTCGTAATCCTCGTCGTCATCATCGAGGGCTGACTTCCGACCGGCCTTCTTCCCGCTCTTGTCGGGACGGGGAGCGTTCTTTCCGAAGTACCGGGCCGCAGACTCATCGATGTAAGCCTGGAGATCGAGCCGGTTCTTCTGGCGCAGGTTGATCGGCTTCTGGTCGCTCTGGTCGATGTCGTACGACGTTGGCGTCGTGTCGAGACGGGTTACGTCCCAAGTCCGCTTGACGAACGACTCCGGACGACGCTCTGCCTTCAGAATGATCCGCTGCGCCATCGTGCCCGGACCTTCGAGTACCTGAACCTGCTTCTCGTCGTGGTTGTAGACGAGCGCAACGAAGCGGTAGTGCTGCTTCGAAACGTCGTCGTCCTCGTCGTCGCAGAGCGGGCAATCGTCACCGAGGCAGGCGACGTAGTTCCAATACTTCTCTCGCCACTGGTGCTGATCGAACTCCTTGAACGAGTCCTCGTCTTCGATGCTTCCGAAGAACTGGAGGGAAACGGTTTCGTCGTCCTTCAGCTTGACACGGGGAAAGGCGGAAGCGCCCGACGCGCTACGGGTCTTTGACAACCCGCCGAACGTCTTCGGCGTCAACCCCTTTCCGGTAGCTGCGGGCATCTACTCTCCTTCGCTTTCGATTTGCGGCCTGAAACTCTTCATCAATCTCTGATACGCAGTTTCGTGAACAGGTCCGCGAAGACTTTCCGAACGGTTGCCCACAGGCGTCCTCTGGATCTGTCGGATCACGTCCGCAAACTCTTCGGCGTACTGGAACTTCGTGACAGAGAAAGGCCGAATGAACTCGCACACCCTAAGCACGCCGTCGAAGTTCTGGACCCGAATCTCGTAGAACGTTTTCCATTCCGGCTTGTCCGCTGCGGACTTTGCACGAATCTTCATTGTCTGCGGAACGCCCGCGTGTTCCAGAATGACGCTTGCACGCTGGATGGTGCGCTCATGCGTCATGCCAAGGATGAATGCCAGATGGAGCGTCCGCTGCCAGGAGAACGTGAAGCATCCTTCGCCGTCAACCAATCCGGCGAACCAGGCTTGGTCAGTCTTGGAGGGCATTGTCGTCTTCGATCTCCTTCAAGACCTTCTTGATACGCAGAAGGTGTTCTTCCGAAATCTGCGAACTGACGATCTGCACTTGGCCGTCGTTGGTGACGATGATGCAAACGAAGGGATCTCTTGCGAGGGCATCCAGGAAGCGGGATGCCCGCTTCTCTTCCAGCCTTGCGATCTTCCGGTCTTCGTCCACGCTTACTGATACGCAAACGGTTTTAGGAAGACCGCCAGCGTTCCGTAACCGCAAGACGGGCCAGGTATTCATCCTCCGCAGAGGGATCGGCCCGAAGTTCGGAAATGGCTTCCCGGATCTCTTCGACATCGAGGCTGATGCGCTCGTAGTCCCCGACCCGCTTCTGGGAAGACGCCTTTCGGTGGAGGCTGATGACGTGGTTGAAGCTCATCTGCCAGAACAGCGTGTTGAAGCTCGCACCCTTGTTCGGGTCGTACGTTCGACACGCCATCCAGAGCACTTCGAGCAAGTCGTTCTCGAAGTCGCACTCGTCGTAACCGGGGATATACCGCATCGACGCCTTCTGGCGTGCGAACCGTCTGATCTTCCCCATGTACGCGGGTTGTGCCGCCTCGAAGCGTTCCGCCCAATCCGTAGCTACCGCCGTCTGTGCCAAGGTCACTTTCCTCTCTTGCTCCCAATACTAGAAAGTTTCCGTTAGCTCGTCAAGCTACGGCTCGTCCTTTCCAGATGCCATACGGTAGTGCGCGGACGTGACACAGATCAACGTCCAGCGGGCACAGGTCTTGAGAGTCCTTTGCGGGCTTCCCGTCACGGCCAACCATGAACGACGAAAACCTCGCTACGTCAACGGGAACACCACGCTTTGTGAGTTCCGACCCGAGGTACTCGGTGATCTCGGCACCCGTTCGGTCACGGTCCAGGAACAGGGTGACGTGGCGGAAGTGCATCAACTTTCGGATTTTGACGATCTGCTTCGCCTGGTTCCCGAGAACGGCGACGGCGGGGTAGCCGCATTGCCAGTTCCAGATCGCATCGAAGGCACCTTCGGTGACGGTGATCTCCTTCGAGTCCCAGTTCTCCCACAGCCCGTACCACGTCTGGTTCAGGACGTTCTGGAGGCCCGGTGTGTAGATGTAGCGGATCTTCTGGAACCATGCCTCGGATTGCGGGGAAGCTCGGTAGCACCAGCCGATGACTTCGCCGTGCTCGTCTCGGATCGGAATTCCGAAAGCGTTGGTGATCGTGAAAGGCTTGCCGTTCTCTCTCGGCAACTCCTGTTCCCTCACGTAGCGGATTCCCCAGTAGTCCAGCGTGCCCTTGGTGAACCCACGATCTCGGAGATACCGGAAGTTCCCACCGGTCGGGTAGTCCTGCGGAATGTCGATGATCGACTTGATAGCCAAAGGCTTCTCAGTGGCCCTCAGGAGGCCGCGTACGGCCTTTGCACGGCGGGCAACGGCAGCACGCTTGGCATCGGGATTGTCGGGAACCAGGAGCTTCCTGATGTCCTTCCGCTTCTTGCCTGTCGCGCGTGCTCCGAGATCGATGATGTCGCCACCGGCAGAGCACGACCAACAGTTCCAGTAGCCCGTCTCCAGGTGAACGTCCGCAGAAGGATCAGAGTCCTGATGCACGACGCAGAGGAATTGCATCTGCGGACCACGGTTGGTCTTGCGGACTTCCCCTTCGATGCCAAAGACATTCCGAACTACATCGAGAACGTCATCGATCCCAAGGTCTGCTGCGTTCACCGCTCGGTGACTTCGGTGTAATAGCTGGCAATGACTCCGAGGGCGCGCCAGAAGTCCTCCGCGGCTTCGTCGGGCGTGTAGCTCGGATCGAAGTAGGTGGAGCCGTCAGGGTTGAGTCGGGCCAGGATCGTGCCCACGCTGTTTTCGAAGGAGACAATCCCTCCGGTTGCGGCAGGAGCCATGCGAAGGACAAGGAACGTCTCTGCGGTCGGAAGGCTTTTCCGAACTTCATCGACGTGGATCTTCAACATTGGTTGTGTCGCTGATCCGGATACGTCAAGGAGCGAACTTCCGGCGCTGTCCTGCCACTGCTTCAGGTTCTCTTTCATCAGACGCGCTCGGGCCAACGCCACGAACGGGAGGGAATATCCAAGAACTCATGCTTGGAGTCCGTGTCGGGAAAGAAGAACGGAACATTGAGTTCGACGTAGGTGCCCGAACCAGGGACAAGCTGCTTGCTGTCAGGGAACAGGTCCGACGAAGGGTTGGCTACCGGAATATCGATCTTGGTTCCGGCCACTTCCGTCTGCCATTCGGGTCCGGACGGAAGGATGCTCGTTCCGAATCCACCGGGCGTGAAGACCGTCAGGTGAACATGATCTTCGCTCTCAGGGACCGGCAAAGGGTTGAGCCTGCCGTCTGGGTAGTCACCAGGATGCGTGTCTTTGGTGACGGTGATGATCGCGGGCAGGTCGTAGATCAAACCGTTGCGACCGTCCGTGCGGTAGATGACGATTCTGCCGATGGTGGGTTTCATTCGGAATTTTCCTCCGTGATGTCGGTACAGATGACGGTGTGGACGGCTTCTTTGGGGTTTTCCTTGCCCCACTTTTGCCAAGCATCGTAAGCGTCTTCGGCTTCGATCTCGATGTCAACGCGGGTGTTGTGGAATCGGAACTTTCTCACTTGGATTCGAAGTTCTTGTGGTACTGCGATCCCTTTGGACCGCGCTCTTGATTCTGGTACTTCGACGTGAGCTTGTCGGAGCCGTACGGGTTGACCGATGGTGTGACCGTGAGAGCAAAACTCATCTGGCAAATCTTCATGCCAGGGATGAGCACGAAGGGCTTGCCGCTCGCGTTGAACAACTCCAGCGTTGCGTATCCGCTGAAGCCCGGATCGAAGAAGCCCGCCGTGACGTGGCTCGTCAGCCCGAGACGCCCGAGAGACGACTTGCCTTCGAGCCTTCCGACGAGTCCCGGACCCAACGACACCTTCTCTCGGGTCGCCGCAAGAGCGAACTGGAACGGCTTCAGGATGAACTCCGGTGGTGCGTTTCGGAAACGCTTCGGAAGGCTCTTCATCTGCACTTCCTCGCGAGGGTCGATCCGCACCGTGTCGTGGTGAAAGACCAAGAGCTTGTCGTCCAACGTCAGGTCAACAGACGCAGGCTGGACGGCCTCTGGGTCGAACGGTGTGATCTCAAGAGCACCCGTGGCGACGGCTTCGATGATGTCGTGGTCAGACAGGAACATTCCGTTTACTTTCCGTACATGAGCCAAGTCGGCTCGATCGCCACGAAGTCGTAGTGCCCGCCGCGTACATGACCCCATTGCTCGTTGTAGACGCGATGGCCTGGTCGGTTGTCTCCGTCGTGCATTGGTCGGGGCGGGTAAGGAACCGACCGCAGCCAAGACCGCACAAAGGCAACGGCGTCTTCTGCGTTCATGGGCGCAGGCAAGGGATTGCAGTTGCTACTTGCGTTCGACCAACAAAGGATCAGAATCGTTCCTTCTTCCTCTGTTTTCCACGCCTCTGCCTTGTTTCCTGGTGCGTTGGCGAACGCGATTTTCATGCAGGTTTCTAGGTCTACGCCGGTCAGGTCGAAGTGATAGTTGTCGGGCAATTAGAACGGCTTTCTCATGGCGATGATGAACTCGAACTCGGTACGGGTTTCGGAATTCGATCCGTACTTGTAGCGGGGCGTCTTGATCGGGCGCACTTCTTGGAGGGTCCAACCCATGCCGAGGAACAGCGCCATGTACCACTCGCTGACCTTCTGCTCTACGGCGGGCTGTCCCTTGTTGATCGTCTTCTTGTGGTTGGAGATGTTCCAGAGCACCAGACCACCGGGGCGCAGCACACGGTCAAGCTCGATGACGACTTCGGTGTGGAACTCCCGGTACTCGTCTCCCCAATACATGACCCCTGCGCTCATGGGAGAAGGGTCACGTTCGAGGTAGTGCTTGTAGCTACGCCTGTGTGAGCCGTCCTGTGCGTTGTGGTGGTCGGCCATCCGGTTTCCGTAACACGGGCTGGTCGCGATGATGTCGAAGCTGTGTCTGCGGAACTTCAGATCCAGAGCGTTGCCAACGATGGTCGCAGCGTGCCATGCGGCCCATTCGGGTTCAAGCTCTACGCCTACGGTTTTGATTCCGTGACCGCCGATGTTGTGGATCTTCCCTATGCCAGCGAACGGATCGAGAAGTCTTAGGTTGGTAGACATTCCAAATCCATGACGGCGCTCTTGTTCGGCGGCAACCATGATCCGCAACTGATCGAGGATGACGTTCGAGAACGGAGCCGGATGCTCCTTGAGCTTGGTGCGGGGCATTACTTCCTTCCGATCACGTAGTAATCGATCTCTGCTGCGATGGCGCGGGAAACCATGTCTTCGGTGCCGCCCTTGTTGAGCTTCCAGTTGAACCCGTTCTTGAATGCGAGAACGAGATCGGGCTTGTGTCGATCGATCATTCGTTGGTTGCGACGAGGACCGGCACCAACGCAGTAGTCCCGCGCGGCGCACCAGTCCGAAGGACACCACTTGGGATGATGCTCGTCCCACTTCGCATTGACCGTGACGTGACGGAACTCCGGATCATCAGGTCGCTCGTTGTGCGAATGCAGCGGGCTGTTCTTTGCCCATCGGTGAGCGCAAGCGTCCGCTCCCTTGGCCCCGCCTTCGATCAATGTGAACGACGCCATCGTGACTGTCAGGTGGCCCAGTGTGTCGTTCTCGTAGTAGCCGTCGAGGATCGACCAGATGGTGTTCTCGTCGTCCCAATCACGGGAGCCACAGACCAAGAGCTTCATTCGGAAACCACTTCGAACTTCGCTACCGTTGAGGCGGGCATCGCTGAGGATTTGATGAACAGAGCTTCCTCGTAGTAGCCGACTTCCATCCACGGCCCCTCGATGCGGATTTGTTGTTCGTGCTCGCCGTCTGGGGTCATCACCGGAATCACTTGGGTTACGAAGCCGTGCGCGAACGCCTGTGTGATGACGAACTTCCGAGTGTCCTGCTTGGCAAGCTGACGGAATGCCTCTTCATCGGGACCGGTCATCGTTCATCCTTCTTGTCGGAACGCCACGGAACTTTCGGATTCGGTGACTTGGGACCGTACGCATTGCAGTTGCGACACTTCTTCCACGGGCACGACGGGCTTTCGCAATGATCCCTAAGGTGCTCGTTGTTGCAGGAGGGACAGCGCATGAACTCAATCGTCATCCTCGGACTCCTGTTGCTCGTCCTCTTCGATACGTCCTTCATCGAAGAACGCCTTCATGCGCGTGCGCCCGATCTCGGGACCGCCACGGTTCTTGACGAGGCCGTAGTAAAGGTGCTCATCCTTCCTCCCCAGTGAAAGAATCTGATCCGCATCGTGGCCGATGGAATCGCCGTAGCTGATGTGCTCAACACGGGGGATGAAGCTTCGCACCTTCATGGCGTCGCGGTTCACCTGAGCCGATGCACCACCGACACACCCCTGTCGCTGTGCGATCCCCTTGATGGCGTTGGAGAGCACCTTGATCGATGTGTAGTCCTCCGCACCGCTGCGACCGTTCGGGGCCTTCAGGAGCGTGAGGTAATCGACCCAGAACATGTCGGGCTTGTAAAGCTCAACTTCAGACTCCACCCGCTCGGGCGTGTAGGGATCGCTGAGGCTCGCAACGTCGGCCACGAACAACTGACCTTCGTACTTGTCCTCCAGCATGTTGAGCAGGCGCACGACCTTGCGAGGGCTGAAGCGTCCCATCGTCAGATCGAGGTTCTTCAGAGTGTCGCTTCCTCGGAACATCTTCTGGCTGAAGATCGTGTAGAGGCGAAGAGCCGTTTCCTCCAGCGTCATCTCCAACGGATAGAGCACGACCTTGTTGCCGTTGAGGACAGCGCTCGCAACGAAGAGCAGGTTGAGCCATGACTTGCCGACGCCGGTACGCGCCATGACGACGACCATCTTTCGGGAAACGAGTCCTCCCGTCACGAAGTCGAAGCGCTTCAGCCCCGTGGGGATGCCGATCATCTTCCCGGACCGGCGCTGCTTCAGATCCTTCATCATCCGTCGTTTGGCGGAACGGCTGAACAGGTCAACGATCGACTGGTTGCCCAACCCCTGTACGTTGAGGCTGTTGAGTTGGGCCTGAAGCTGCGAGAGCGCACGGTCGATGTCGTCCACCGATCGAGCGGTAGAGGAAGCGTTTTCGATTGCGTCGTGGAAATCGATGAGCTTCTTCCGCTGCTTCACTTCGGAAACCAGCATCGGCACGTCTCGTTGACGAGCGGGTGTGAGATCGAGATCCGCATAGCGCTGCTGCACGACCCGAAGCGAAGGGATCGCACCGTGCTGGCGCTTCATGCGGTTGACCCAATCCCATGCCTTCGCATAGTCATCGGTCAGGTACTCAGTTGTGATGCCAGCGCGCTGAAGCTCGGTCAACCCAAGCGGACGACGGACGGCATAGGCGACAAGCGCCCCGTCGAGATCGGTCATATATGCCTGATACGCAGGCGGCTAATCCAGAGCGTCCCTTGCGGTCGTGTCGGGATCGTCAAGGCTGTTGGGTCTGCGCTCTACCTCGTCGTGTAGACGGGTTTTCAGTCCTAACGACGGGCGCTCATTCCGAAGCAGACGTGCGGCCTTGAGCTTGGCCTTGAGATCCGGATCGAGCTTCTGTCGCCGCATATCCGAAAGTGTAGAGCGGGAGGACGCCTCTATCTCTGGACGTTGAGCGAACCCGTTACCGGGATGAGTGTTTGCCTTCCATCCTGGCCTAGCGATGGATTCGGCCTGGTGTTGTAAGCGCTCGCCAGAGCCTCGGTGTGCTCTTAGTCCTCCCGCATCACAACGATACGCAAAGTAGGTGGAGCCGGTCGCTGATCCCGTCGCTACGGGACACACAACGACCAGGCTCCGTGGCCGAGGGTAGACGCGACACGGCCCCCTTCTCCGTTAGCGACGAGCGCTCGGATAGTGGGGGCCGTGTACGGTGGCACCTGTCCCGATACCAAGCAGGAGCATACAACATGACAGCCAAGAATCAGAAGGTCAGTTCCCTTGCCGTCAGACAGATGACGCTCGATTCGAAGACCATCCACCGAATCAAGAAGCATGAGACGTACACACGCATAGAGAACGACACTCTGCGTGATCCGCTCTTGAGCTTCAAAGCCACGGGCTTGCTCGCGTTCATGCTTAGCCGACCGGATGACTGGCACTTCTTTGTAGAGGAACTTTCCAAAGCCAAGACCGATGGAGAGTTCTCGGTCAGGTCGGCCATGAAGGAACTCGTTGAGCGTGGCTATGTGCGACGAGAACAGGTCCGTGAAGACGGAAAGATTGTTGCCATTCTGGTTCACGTCTACGAGCGTCCCAAAGCCGAGGCCAAACGGAAGAGAGCTTGAACGCGGTTTTCCACATCAAGGTATTGCGTATCTTGATAACCGCGGGCTACGTAGTACCGAGTGGAAGAACGATCGAATCCACTAACTATCTATATGGTAGTTAGGAGAACTTTCTGAAGTCGGTATCCTGGCCGAAACGGTAGAGAAGGCGGGTCATACGAGATTCCGCTTCTTGGCCTCGGCCCGGTCGTACTGGTTGGCCCTTCGGGAGTAGATGCGGTGAACCAGTTCATCGTCCGTCATCTCCTTGGCCTCGCGTTCCCACCGGCGCTTGATCTCCCGTATGGATTGGTCGTCTTGTCTCATGCCTTTCCGAAGGAGCGCTAACCGGATCGGTGTCAAGACGCGACGAAGGGCAGGGATTGAGTGGCACCCAAGTCGCCTGCCCTTCGTTGACTACTGAGAGGAAATCCGCCCTTTCGGGCGGCGGTTACATGGCTGCCTCTTTCGTCATGTTCGGATGATACGCCGACCTTCCGAACGTTCCGTGAGATTTCCTGTTGACAAACATTCTGAAGTGATGTTGACTGAGGGCATGGAAACCCTTCAGAGCTTCGTGATCGGGGAAGGCGCAACGATCTGCATGTGGTCCGACCGTCACGCCGGAACCATCGTGGGCGCTTCTCCCTCTCGCAAGTCCGTGACGTGGCAGCAGGACACCGCCACTCGAACCGACACGCACGGGATGAGCGAAGACCAGAGCTACAGCTATGAGCGAGACGAGAACGGTCGCAAGATCATCTTCACGCTGCGCTCGAACGGCAAGTGGGTCCAGCGCGGTCAGTCCATGCACACCGGAACCCGTTTGGTGCCTGGTCGCCACAAGTTCCACGACTACTCCTTCTAACCACTTTCCGAAAGGTCGCTATGCCCACCATCACCGTCGCCAACAGTTCCAGCGTGCAGGTCATCGAGTATGACGGGACCGATTGCGTCGTCACGTTCGCCAATGGACGGGTCTATCGGTACGCCGATGTTCCAGAGTCCGTGTTCCTCAACATCTCGCAGGTCGCCGCCAACCCGGTCGGATCAGTCGGCGCTGCCGTCTCCCGATTTCTGAAGGGTTGCTATGAGTTCGAGGAAGTGACCGCGTGATGCGGGAGATCCTGTTGGTGATGTTCGGATGGGGGATTGGAAGCATTGGATCTGTCTTGGTTCGGGAGTGGTGGAAAAACCACCGCGAGCGCGTCTGACGTATCAACAAGAGGACCGAGAAACTTTCGGAAATCGGTTGACACCACCGAAACATTCTGATTCAATGAGGTTGTCGGGACGAGCCGACAAGGACAGGCAAGGGAGCCAATGCGACGTTTCGGAATCGAGATCGAGTTCGAGGGTGACATGGACGATGCGATTGCTTCGCTTCGTGCCGCTGGTCTTGGCGTCAAGGATGAGCGTCGTCGCCACACCGGAAACGATCCGACCGATTGGATGATGAAGTACGACGGTTCCGTGAGCCGCGGTGGTGAGCTTGTTTCCCCTCCGCTGGACTTCGATGATCCGGCGCAACGGGCGCAAGTCACCACGGCGGTTCAGGCTCTCCAGGACGCCGGGATGCGGCCTTCACAAGCGACGGGCATCCACGTTCACATCGAGGCGAAGAACTACGACGGCACTCCGCTGACCGGAAAGCAGATGGCGGCGATTGCTCGGTTCTTCTACAAGTTCGAGGACGCGATCTACCGCATCGCTTCGAGCGGTTGGAACACGATCCGCACCGGAGCTTCGACGTACTGCAAGCCGGTTCCGGAGGCGACGGCCCGCGAGATTATGAAGGTGCGGACCATCGAGGAACTGAAGAACGTTTGGGACGGTCACACCGCCAACGGGCGTGGCGTCCTCGGCCAGAGCGGAAGGCACAGCCGTTACGGACGGGCGTGGGCGAACAGCCTGGACCGCTACTACGCCGTCAACTACCGCTCCTACTGGGTCCACGGCACGGTTGAGTTCAGAGTGTTCAACGGCAGCGTCAACCCTCGTCGGGTTCAGACCTACCTCGCTCTGTGCATGGCGATCGTGGACGATGCCCGCAACGGCTACAGCCGGTCGGTTGCGAAGAGCTACAGGCTCGGTTCGATGGAGCAGGGAACGGTTTCCGAAAACGCCGTGCTCCTGCGTCTCCAGCAGATCCTTACGACCGACTCGAAGGACACGAAGCGGGTCATGTCAAAGGAGGACTGGAAGAACCTGCGGGTTCTCTGGAAGGACTCCAAGCCTCAGCGTCGGTTCGTGGGTGCATGATGAGCGTCCGAGAGACGGTCATGGCGGGAGCTTGTTCGTCGGCGTGCGACGACAGGCATCCACTTCACATCTGCGCTCGGAGACAAGCAGCGAAGGACGCTTGTGATATTTGGGAGCCGATCGTTGAGGATCAGAAGGCCACGATCCTCTCGTTGTGTGATGTCGTTGACAATCTGCTCAACGTCATCTCGGCTCAAGCCGCGCCCGACATCGTGGCGCACGCAGTTGCCAACGCAGAACGAGTAAGGGGCATGTGATGGGCGCTCGCGAGCAAGCAGAGGAAGCGGCCATTGCTGTGCAGGTCCGCGCAAGCCGGGGAGAGAAGCTGGATATCCCGGTCGAGTGCGCCAAGGTCGCAAGCGATAAGTGGGAGCGATACGTCCACGCAATCGGAATGGCGGCAGCTACGTCTCTTGATGACGTGGACGGACTCAGGACGGCGATCATCACGATTCAGGCGGTTTGCGAAAACGCGCTTGACGATGACTGAGTTGACAAACATTCCGAAGCATGATTCAATCAACTACGAGAGAGGAAGGCGATAGCCGATGTGCAGAATTTGGGGAATCTCATACAACGAGAACGAAGAGGATCTGAGCACGGCGCAGATCGCCGCCATCCTCTTCCCTGCTCTGGTCCGACAGGGACCGCACGCTTACGGGTGGGCACAGTGGGTTCCGAACAAGGACACCGATCCGACGAAGCCCGACGTGACGTGGGCCAAGTTCCCCGGTCGCTGTGACACGAACAGCGCTCTGGAGAACATTCTGAAGAACGTCTCGGATGACGCCTACTGGGTCATCGGCCACACGCGCTGGGCCACCAACGGTGATCCCGCTGACGTGCGGAACAACCATCCGATCCCGCACGGTGACATCGTGGGCGTTCACAACGGCGTTCTCACGAACTTCGAAGAGATTCTGGACGTGACGGGTCGGGAAGATCCGAAGACCGAGGTTGACTCCGAGGCCATCTTCGCTGCGGTCAACAAGTGGGGCCACATCAAGGGGCTTCGGAAGATCAAGGGCGCGATGGTTGCGGTCTACAGCCGGATCACGGAACCCGACACGATCTACATCGCTCGGAGCACGGGCCGTCAGTTGACGCTCGGGTGGACCGACCGCGGGAACCTGATCTGGGCCTCGGACAAGGAAGCTCTGCTTCAGCTTGAGCCGGATATCGTCTTCACGAAGTTCTCGACGGTTTCCGAAGATCGGGTGCTTGCCGTTTCGTACGGTGACATCGTGGAGCGGAAGACGTTCCGGCCTCGTCCTCGTCCGAAGGTGTTGACCGCCGCAGAGATCGCGGTGAGGTTCGGAACCGATCCGTCTTACCGGGGAACGGGTTCTGCAACGTCACCGACACGGCCTGTGGCTGTCTCTACGGGCTTCGAATACGGGATGGGCAGGGACGCCGCCATCCGTGCCTATCTGGAGCGCAGGCAGGACGAGAGGGCGCAGAAGCGTCTCTTCCCTGACGGCCAGCCGCAGAAGCGCAAGGCGGATCAGTGAAGGTCATCTTCCAAGGCGTGAAGAAGCCTCGTTATCAGTCGTTCAAGCCGATCGTGAATTGCACGCATCCGTGGAAGAAGCCGCTCAGTGGTGGGTTGTGGACTTCTCCCCCTCATCCGACCAACGAGAGCCATTGGGTTGACTGGTGTGTTTCCGAAAAATTCGGTGGACCGCCGTTCACGCTCTGGGATCTGGAGACGATCGACAACCCGAACCTCGCTGTCGTTGACACCGTTGCGGATCTCAATGATCTGCACAAGCGGTTCGGCGTGGGGGATCGGTATACCACCGGTCTTGACTTCGAAGCGATGGCTCGGGAGTACGACGGTATGCACCTGACCGAAGAGGGTCAGTGGCGTACGCGCCACTCACAGCCTCACGATCTCTACGGATGGGATTGCGAGACGGTGCTTTGGTTCCGTTGGGCGATCGTCTCTGTCAATGGTCCGAGATTTCTGGTTGGTGACAAGGAAACCGAGGATGCATGAGAAACCTTCTTGACATCGGAAACATTCCGATCCATACTCAGCACGACGACTACAACCGAAAGGGAGCGCAATGCCGATGACCGTTCAGCGGCCACACCTGAAGTACCGAGAGATCCGAGAGGATGCGGTTGCTGCCGCTGTCGCTCTCTTCGAGGCGAAGCCGTGGCGTCTGGAGACGGACGCCGAGAAGATCGAGGCCGTCATGCCGATGGTCACGGCGATCTGTGAGTCGTACCGGTCGCTGCCGGTGCCGACGATCCACGTCGCCGGTCACATCTGGCAGCGGTACAGCTATCGACCGGGCCAGCGCATGAGCCTGTCCGCTGCGAACACGCCGGGAACGCTGACGCTGAAGCGGTTCACCGTGATCGATCTGTTCACGGGCCTGCGCCAGCACATCAACGCTTCGACGGGTTCTCGCCTGGACTCGTTCGCTTGGGCGTGCTCGCTCTTCTACGCCGCCAAGCCGACGATGTTCCGTGCTCGGGTTCGTGAGGGCCGCATCCCCGGTGTCGTGGCCCGCGCCATCTACACGCAGGAGACATGGGACGCGCTGGTTTCCGAAGGACGCGCCGACAACATCTCGGGCCGTCTGGTGGTCGAAGAGGTTCCGTCCGACACGACGATGGCGGCGGTTGCCGATTACGTCGATGCTCTGATCGAGGACGAGGCCGCGCAGGGGATCGATGAGATCAACGCCATGCTCTCAGGCGAGATCGAGGACGACGAGGACGGCGAAGAGCGGGAATACACCGATGACGAGCTTGCCGAGGCACAAGGCATCATGCGGGCGATCGTTGGTTCCGACGACGACGGGCTTTCCGGTTTGAACCGTGACGCCCTTCGTCGGCTTGCCGCAACGCACAACATCGCCGGTCGGGGAACGATGTCCCGTGACGCTCTTGAGGCCGCTCTGCGTGCCGCTGGGGTGCAGGCATGAAGCTTTCGGAGATCGAGCAGGGTCGGGAGGTCATCTACTCCCGACCCGGTGGTCGGTACTCGTCCTCTCGTCCGTTCCTGTCGCTCGTTCTTGACATCGAGCGTTGGTATCGGGACGCCAAGACGAAGGAGTACGTCAAGGCCGACAAGAAGGGGCGCTACACCGATGAGTACGGCGTCCAGCGCCAAGCCACGAAGGTCGCTCTTGCGGCGTTCAACGTCCACAACATGACGTGGGTTCCTGTTCTTGCTCATCCCCAGTCGTTGTCACCGATGACGGAGCGGTTCCGTGAGCGGGTTCAAGAACAGCTTGATTCCGAAAGAGAGTACCTTCTGAAGCGGATCGAATCAGAGAGTCAGCGGATCAAGTTTGAGCGGAAAGTTCTGACGCTCACGGGTACTCGTCTGGTCGAAGACGAGAACTACACCTTCTTCCAAGGCAACGAAGGCAACACCGTCACCTTCGATGTTGCGGTCATCATCGACCTGTTCGAAAAGGCGGCTCAGAAGTGAGCGACCATCTCATCTCCTGCTTCGTGTACGGAACGCTCCGACCGAACGCGTGGAACGACCGTGGTGGCTACGAGGACATCATTCCGAACTGCACCATCGAGGGGAAGATCTACTTCGTCTCTGAGTTCGGCAGCTACCCAGTCGCCAAGCTCGATCAGTCGGGCACCATCACCGGCGATGTCCTGACGTTCCGACACAACAGTCCGTCGTGGAAGAGCATCGACCGTATGGAGCGCGGTGCGGGCTATGCCCTTTGGGACGTGGTTGCTCACGACCCGATCAGAGGCACCGAGATCAAGTGCTCTGCGTGGCACTACCTCGGTAAGCCCCGTGGCAAGCTCATCGCTGATGGTGATTGGGTGAAGGCTCACAACAGCCTCTATTCCGATCGCTGAAAATCTGCCGCTTAGCAATCTCCGTCTTGACTTCGGAATGTTTATCCCTTAGGATCTCTGTATGCCGACCTACAACATCACCAACCTCGATCCCGCGTGGTTCTCTGCGTTCCCGCAGGTTGTCTCGATCCTGAGTGATCCGGCTGTTCGCTTTCATGCAGACATGCAGCGGTACTCCGACGTTCTCGGATCGAGCTTGACCCTTACCGTGGAGCAGACGGCAGCGGTCGAGGCTCTGGCAACGCAGCTTGCCGGTCGTTCCATCGATGACGTGGCGACAGAGTTCGATGGCTGGAACGTTCCCAATGGCGTCTACGAGGTTACGGGGATTTCCGAAACTCACCGCTACAACGTGCATCTCGTTACGTCGGGCGATCTCACGGGTCAGCGTGTGCTCAAGCGCTACATCGATGGGCGTTACAAGGCGTTTGCCTACATCACGCGTCGCGGTGAGATGAAGCTGTGGCGGCGGTTCGCTTCTGATGCGGAAGAGACGTACGTGACGATGGCCGAAGAGCTTCTGATGCTCGTTCACGACATCGGCCGCGATCGGCTCTTCTCGGAGCGTTCACTTCACTTCCCGCAGCGGGCCGTGACGATCGAGTTCACGCCTCGTTGCTTTCATTGCAACGCCCAGTCCGAAGGCAGCACGGAGGGCGCTTGCCCTTCAGACTTCTGCCAAGTGGAGCACCCGCGGTACCGAATTCAGGCACCGGTCCGGTATGTCAACGTGGTGGCTGTTCGAGCAGAGGAAGAGCGCATCGCCAGAGAGCGCCGTGAGCGTCTGGAGGCCCAACGCCGACAGATGGCCGAGGCCGATGCTCGCGCAGCCGCAGAGCGCATCGAGAGGGCCAGAGCGAGGATTCTACGCAGCGAGATCACGCCTTCCGAGGTTCGCTGATCTGCGTATCAAGTCTCAGAGAGGGTCAGTCTCCAGCCTTTCGGAGATCAAGGTCGCCTGCGCTTTTCCCCAAGCGTTCACTAACCCACGATTCCCTTGGCGGGGGATCGGACGGGGAAAGGCGACCGGACCCTCTCTGGGTTTCCGAATATTCGCTTGACGTAAACATTCCGAAGCTGTTAGATTGGTGCTTGTGAAGATCACCTTGTCGAAGAAGAACGATCCGAGGGGCAAGCACATCGTCTTGATGTGTGACTCCAGCGAGAAGTACGAGGCGCAGAGCGTCATCATGCGCGAGATCCTTCCTCTCGGCACCGATCCCGTTGCGGAGTACGACCAGGAATTGAGCAAGTGGCTCTTCCGGTTCAACATGCGGTACTTCGATCGTCTGTCGTTGGCGTTCCCGATGGCAGAGCTTTCGAAGGGCGTCTACGCACGGCTAACGCGAGCCGAAGAGAAGCGGCTTGCGGATATGCCGATTCCGAAGCTTCGGATTCCGGGCTTCGAAGGCAAGCTCTACAACTTCCAGAAGGTTGCGGTCGGGAAGATCCTGGAGGAAGAGATCGATCTTCTCAATGACGAGATGGGTCTAGGGAAGACCATCATGCTTCTGGCTGCGATCCGCATCATGGCGGTGAAGGCCGAGAAGAAGGGCAAGCAGTTCCGCACGCTCGTCGTCTGCCCGAACAGCGCGAAGTTCAACTGGGAATCTGAAGCCACGGACAAGTTCGACTTCGAGGTTCAGGTCGTCAACGGAACACGCGCAGAGCGCTCTGCACAGATCGAGAAGCGGGCCGAGATCACCGTCGTCAACTTTGAGGCGATCCGGGCCAAGCCGATCTACGAGGACGGCAACGTTCACAAGAAGATCATCGGATACGAGTTCGCCAACGAAGAGCTTTTCGGATTCGAGTACGACTTCATCGTGGTTGATGAGCACCATCGGGTGAAGACTCCGGATGCTCAGGTCACGCGTGGCTTCTTCCAGCTTGAGGGCAAGCGTTGGCTGATGATGTCGGGCACGCCGATCCTGAATCGTCCGGAAGAGATCTGGAGCGTTCTGCACAAGCTCTACCCGGAAGACTTTCCGATCTACGACCGGTTCGTGGACGCGATCTCCATCAAGAACGGCGGTGCCACGGTTGGCTACCGCCCGGAGCCGATGGGCGAGCTTCGGGACTTCATTCAGAACATCTCCCTGCGTCGTCGCAAGGATCAGGTGCTCAAGGATCTTCCGAAGGTCATCATCGCTCCCCGCGTGATCGAACTGACCCGTGAAGCTCGGGCGCTCTACAACGAGATCCGTGACGAGTTCATCCTTCGCATGGACAACGGCGAAATCCGAAACATCAACGGTGCTCTTCCGCAGATCATCCGGCTGAAGCAGGCTTGCTTCTCTCCGGAGCTTTACGGCGGGTCGAAGGATTCGGCCAAGATCGTCGAACTGAAGGACATCGTTCGGGAGCTTGTCGCCAACGGTGAGAAGGCGATCATCTTCTCCCAGTGGAGCAAGGCAACCCGCATCATCCAGCGGGAGCTTGAGGCTTATTCCCCGGCGTATGTCACCGGTGAGATCAACCTGCGTCGTCGGCAGGAGGAAATCCGAAGGTTCAACAACGACGAGGATTGCAAGCTCTACATCGGAACCATCGATGCGAACCGCGAGGCCATCAACCTTGGCGTTGCCACCTACGTCGTCTTCACCGACAAGGGTTGGACACCGGCAGGTAACGATCAGGCCATCGGGCGTTCCGCAGCGGGCGGTCTGCGTGGCCTGGAGGCTCTTGCCACGACGGTCAACGTCATCGAGCTTCAGGCCGAAGACACGATCGAGCAGAGGATCGAAGCGCTCCTGAACTACAAGCGGGCGCTTGCCAACCGGACCATCGAGCGAGACGGTGGCCGACAGATCGAGCGCATCACGCTCCAGAACATTCGGGATCTCCTGTGACGCCCGAAGAGGCTCTTGCAAGCCCCGATGCCATTCGGGTCCGGGTTGCATACAACGATCCCTCTGGACGCTTCTTCGAGGGGTCTGAGGGCGTTCTGTTGGAGAACGACTCCGACAAGTACCCGAACAAGGTTCTGCTTTGTCCGTGGCAGGGTCCGGAGATTCGGATTCCCGTTCACGATTGGTTGATGGACCGCATCAACGGGTTCCACGACATCTACTACTTCTACGACAACGAGATCGAGATTCTGAAATGACGCGCAAGTCCGTATTCGACACGGTTCCCGAAGAGACGGTGCATTCCTTCGAGGAACTTCGGAGCCTTGGAATGCTTTGGCTCATCAACCGGGTTGTGTTTCATCCTCGCGGCTTTGCTCTTGCATTGGTTCCCAATGACGACGGCACCGATGCTGTTGGGTGGCGCATGTATGGAGACGGAGCAGAGCCGGTTGCGTTTGACGACGCAACGGACGACGAGTGTTTCGCTTTTGTCACTGAGTTTCTGAAGGGGCTTGAGAAGTGAAGAAGGCGTTGGGCTACACGATCATCGATGACTTTCGGCTGGACGGACCGCACGGGTTCCTGTCGAACTTCTATGCCTCTCCTTATCGTCTCAGGGGCGTTCCTTACGCCACGGTGGAACATCACTATCAGGCAGCGAAGACAGACGATCCTGAATGGCAACAGCGCATTCTCACGGCAAGCAACGCGGGCAATGCCAAGAAGCTCGGTCGCAAGGCTCCGCTCGCTGATGACTGGGAGCAACGGAAGATCGAAGTCATGCGCTTCGCTCTGTCATGCAAGTTTTCGGAAACCCAAACGCTCGCTAACGATCTGCTTGCCACGGGCAACGCCATCTTGGTCGAAGGCAACACTTGGGGCGATCGGATCTGGGGCATGACGCGCACGCCTTCCGGACACTGGGCAGGCTCGAACCTCTTGGGCATCCTGCTCATGGAGCGCAGAGCGATTCTCCAAAATCTGCGCTGACTGAAATTTCGACTTGCAACTTCGGAAACATTCTACTAAGGTGAGGGGCATGGACAAGAACAAGGTGACAATCGAGATCGAGCGGAGTGATCTTGAGTACCTCCGGAATGTCGTGGCTGACAAGGTGCTCGCTGTTCGCTCGGACCGCTTCATCGCTCAGGCTGACAAGCCCGCTCTTCTGGCGCGGTGTGACCGCATCGCCACGGCTCTTCGCCGTCCGGTTCGGAAGACGGCGGCGGTCTGATGGCGACCAAGAACCAGCGTTCGGCCAAGCACGATCGCCGCGCCCATCACAACACGACCAACCGCACTTCGGTTCCGAACGAGTGCATCGCTCGGTCCAAGCGTCTCGGCGTGGCGGATCTCGAAGCGATGAAGGTCAAGGATCTCCGGGAGCTTGCCAAGGCTCACGGGATCACGGGCTTCTCGAAGGCCAAGGCGTCGTCACTGGTGGCGCAGCTTGCTCTGGCCGAAATCCGAAAGGAGAACGCCGATGCCTGACAAGCCGACGAAGGCTAAGAAGCGGCTCAAGGACTCCGAGATCTTCGTGCTCGTCGCGGAGTACGAGCGTCAAGCCGAGATCGAGGGTCGTGCCAAGAAGACGAAGAAGGGCATTCAGGATTCGATCTGCGAAGAGCTTCAGATTCGGGGAACGACGAGCCTGACCGCTGACGACGGCACGAAGGTCACGCGGGTCCAGACCGAGAACATCAACATCGACGGAGATGCTCTCTACGGCGATCTCAAGCCCGCGCAGCGGCGTTTGGCATACCGGCGCTCTCTCGTCCTGAGCGAGCTTCCTGCGGAGGTTCAGCGGGCGCTCATGGACGTTCTGAAGACGAACGGTGTCGCCAGCGCTGTGAACGTGGCGCTCGATACATCGGGTCTTGCTGCGGCGGTGCAGGAGGGCAAGATCGATGCTGAGATCGTGGCGAAGCACACGACGATCACCATGAACGCTCCGTATATCCGTCCTTCTCACGGGACGGGAGACTGATGAATCCGAAGCTCGGTGACATCGTGGTCTATGTCGGCAACGGCACGGGCGTCTGGGCACAGCGTCGTGAATCCGGTGCTCGGTATCTTGTCTGCTCCAACGATTCGGAACAGTGTCGGCTTGTCAGTGTTCCTCATGCTGACTTCTCCACGGAAGAGATCTGGGTCAAGCCTGAGTCGGTGCGGGTGGTTGCTGTAGCGACCTATCGCAATCCAGAAGAGGATCTTCCGACATGGGGGCATTGGCAGGATTTTCCGAACACTGGGCAATGGCTTGTTGTCGCCCGGAATCCGAAGCGTGGATGGGAGATTTACCTGCGTACGAACTTTGACGAGATGGTTTGGGAAGCGGAAGAAACTCTCGAAGGCCAAAGTGTCCAGTATCGCGTGATTGATCTCACTGAAGGAGCGTCGAACTGATGGACGACGACGCGATGTGTACGTGCGGTCATGTGCTTGACGAGCACGACGATCAGGAAACATTCCGTCCTTGCGCCGTCAAGGCAGATCCAAAGATGGGAGACATCGAGGATTGCCCTTGCGTTGACTTCGAGGAATGGGTCGAGGATTGAATGCCTCGGCGCGCCTATATCCGAAAGCGGTTCTCTCCGCAGCACCGACAGATCATCGCTATGGCGAATCAGATCTGTGCGGAGTACGCACAGCAGGGTTATGACCTAACCCTTCGCCAGCTTTACTACCAGTTCGTCGCTCGGGGTTACATTCCGAATCGGCAACAGGAGTATGCGCGTCTCGGAAAGATCATCGGGGATGCTCGCATGGCGGGCCTGCTCGATTGGAACTACCTCGTTGACCGCACACGCAACCTGCGTTCGCTTCCGCATTGGAAGTCACCGGTTGAGATCCTGAAGGACACAGCGGCTCAGTTCCGCCACGACAAGTGGAAGGATCAGCCCTGTCGGGTCGAAGTATGGATCGAGAAGGACGCTCTCGTTGGTGTGCTCGAAGCCGTCTGTCCTCGGCTTGATGTTCCGTACTTCTCCTGCCGCGGCTACACGTCGCTTTCGGAAATGTGGGAAACGTCGAACCGTCTGCGGGGCTACGTCAACGACGGGAAGAAGGTCACCGTCATCCATCTGGGCGATCACGATCCCTCGGGCATGGATATGACGAGAGACATCAGGGAGCGGCTTGAGCGCTTCATCGCGACTGATCTCATGCGGGATCACAAGACGACCGCCGCAACCGCCATGAGGATGATGCGTCAGAACTTCAAGATCGATCGCATCGCTCTCAACATGGATCAGATCCAGCATTTCAATCCGCCGCCCAACCCGGCCAAGATCACGGACTCTCGCTATGCGGGCTATGTGGAGCGCTACGGACGGGAATCGTGGGAGCTTGATGCGTTGTCCCCTGACGTGCTGGTGGCGCTCATCGAGGAAAGCGTTGCGGAGTATCGGGATGAAGTCATCTGGGCAGCTTCGCTTGCGAAGGAGAACGCCGAGAAGGAACTTCTGAAAGCCGTATCAACAAGGTGGGAGGACGTGACCGCGTTCCTCCTTGAGAACGAAGGAGACGCAGCATGAAGAAGCTCATCGCAGGATTCATCCTCGGGGCGGTGACGTTCGGTGGCGGTGCTGCGGCATACGCCGCCAAGAACACCGACAACGACCGGGTGCTCTCCGGAGCACGGCAGGAGTATCTGGAGTATTTCAAGACGGACAAGTCCTCTTGCAATCGGAGTGATTGCAAGAACTACCTCTACACGGTGACGAACATCGACGCTCCGAAGCCAGGGAAGTGTGTCGTCATCAGTGGAGATTCGGAAAAGACGCTCGCCATCTCCTGCAACAACGGCCAGCAGTAAATGGCCGCTCCGAAGAAGATCCTCCAGAAGCGCAACCGCAATCAGGCCGAGACGATCGTGGATCTGACGGAAGAGAACGAGCGGCTTACGAAGGAGAACGAGGCTTTCGCTAAGTATGTTCGCTGGATCGAAGGTGCTCGGTTGACGGGCGAGGAATTGACCGACGCTGAATGGCGATACGTCATCGAGAGAGCGGGCATCAGGTTCGATGGCTAGGCCCCGCGGTTACCGGACGGTCGGACAACTGGGCCGGTACTGCGGGGTAACAACCGAGGCCGTCAAAGCCTGGTACAAGAACGGTGACATTCCGAAACCCGAGATCGTTCATCACGGGACGAAGCTTTGGTCAACCGAACAAGCGAGAGAGATCCTGGCATGGCACCAACGCAAAGCAGAAGCACCCCAAAGAAGGGCGTTACCACCGACCGCTCTCATGTTGCGCGGGAAAGATCCGCAGCGGTAATCGAGAAGCTTTCGGATGGTCGAGTGCGAATGGGTTCCGAGGTTGGGGTCACGATTCCGATCGCAGACACGACGGCACACATTCGGTTTTCGTTCTGGCATGAACGCCTCGCCAAGAACGACAGCCAAGAGGAACTGAAGCGAACAGCAGCACTCATCGATGAGTTCAACGAGGCAGAGCTTGAGCGACGAGTTCGGAAATATCAACGACTAGTTCGAAGGGTGGAAGTGGATGACGACGAGGATGAAGAACCGACCGGAGCGCGCGCCCGTGCTCGGAGCAGACGGGCTTCCCCTCGTCGCCGGTAAAGGGGCCTGGTATATCCCTGCCAAGGGGCCGATCAAGTCGTGCTTGATCGAGAAGACAAGTCAACACCGGGCGAAGATTGTGATTGGAGACGACCCATTTCCGGTTATCGTCTCCATTTCACAAGTTTCTGGTGGACAACCGACCAGAGACATTGTAAAGTCCGCACAACTGAATGATTCGGAAAGGATCAAGGAACACATGCCCAAGACCATCGACAAGCCGAAGGCCAAGGAGCTTCAGAAGATGGCTCGCAGCCTCGGCATCAAGGGGTACGAGTCGATGGGTCTGAAGGAGCTTCGCAGCGCCGTTGAGGAAGCGCAGAGCGACAAGCCTGCGAAGACCGCACCGGCCCCTGCTCGCAAGGCTTCGACAGGCCCTCGCAAGACGGCCCCTGCTCGCAAGGTTCCCGCTGCGAAGAAGACGGCTCCTGCCAAGAAGACGCCTGCTCGGGAAGCTGCCAAGAAGGAGCGTCCGCGCACTCCGGGCGGCACCGGAGCCACGAAGGATTCCGTTCGGGTCACGTACCCGAAGGTAGGGGTCACGAAGGCCACGGAGAAGATCAACCCGTTCCGCAAGAACGCCAACCTCTTCCACGTCGCTCCGCTCCTGTTCCGCGGCGGCAACCGGCAGACGCTTGCCACGAAGCTTTCCGAAAAGGTGGAACTGCATCCGTACCAGAAGGAGACGGAAGCCATCGACCTTCTGGACTTCGACAAGCGGCTTCTGCTTGCGGCTCAGACCATGCGGGACAAGTTCGGCTTTGGCGTGATCCGCACGGGTCGTGGCATCGAGGGAACGATCAAGGTGTTCGTGGTCGGTTCGTCTGATGATCCTGGCTCCAAGAACGGTCGTGTACCGTCGAAGAAGGCTGCCAAGGCCACCAAGGGGTAAGAGCACGCTCCCCGCTCAAGCCCTTAGAGATCCCCCGGAAGCTCGTCCCTTCCGGGGGATTCTCGCGTCTGGGCAAAGAAATCCGTTTACAGGGCTTCAGCGGATCGGTATAGTTCGGAATATGGAAGACCTTCTGATTGCCCTCACCGAATCGGCTTCGGTACTTGGCATCGACCGCCAGAGCGGTGTCTTCCTCTCCGCGTTGGATCTCGGGAAGGAAGCTCTGGAGTCGGGCTTGAGCACCGAGAACGCCGTCGAACTTGCTCGTCGGGTGCTGCGGGACGCGGCTACGGCCACGGTCGCCGCCTGAACGAAACGGGGTCGGTGGGTTGATCCGCACGGGGTTGACCCACCGACTCCACCATCCCTAAACTTCGGACGAACGGCCCTTCGGGGTCGTTTTGTCGTATCAAAGGAAGTATCCGAAGAAAGGGATCACCATGAAACGATGGCTCGCCTTATTGGGCGCTCTGCTCAGTCTTGGCTCCGCGGTATCGGCGTGCGGTACTGCGGAGGCTTCGAGCACGACGCTTGAGACAGCGGCATCAGTCCCAACAGCAGATCCAACGGCAGGACTTTCCGAAAGCATTGCTTGGGAGCAAGCGGCTCAGGCAGATCGAATCGAGCGGTGGGGCGCTGCGATCGAACGGAACCGCAAGGTGGCTCTTCAGAAAGCCCGTGCTGATCGAAGTCGTCGGTATGCGCCATCAGTACCGACGAACACTCCGAAGCCCACAGAAGCGACCACAGACCCCTCTCCTGACTTCTGGAGGCGGTTGGCGAACTGCGAATCCGCCGATGGACGATCGGGCAAGTATCTCGGCTACTTCCAGTTCTCCCGTGACACAGCATCGAAGGTCGGAATCAACGGCTCCGAGAGCTACGAAGTGCAGAGAGAGGCAGCGGTTCGATGGCTTGGCATGATCGGAGGGCGAGGCGGTTCCCGATCCGGTTGGCCTCGTTGCTGGTGGATTGCACTTCGGGGTTGACAGACATTCCGAACGGTGCTTCACTGGCACTACTTAGCGCGGCAGCCTCTCCCGGCCAACCGACAGTCCTCTTGCGACGACGCTGGTAACCGGGAGACGATGAAGCTCACACACCGGAGGGAAGGACCGCTACCTAGCCGGTGCAAGAGAGATCGGACCAAGGGATTCAACCCTCGGTATCCGATCTCTCTTCGCGTCACCGGCGTTTGCGTATCATCGGAATATGGACGAACGAGCTTGCCGGTTCTGTGGCAGCACTCGAAGCGTTGTCGAAGACGGCTCTGCATGGCGTTGTCGTTGGATCGCTGGATGCGAGCATCGTCAAGAGGTTCACGAACGAACCATGCGGGAGCTTTCCGAAGCCTTGAGGCAGTTCGATCCTCCGACTGGTGAAGAGCGGTATCCCTGCGGCCACACGCAGGCCGAACACGTCACGATCATGGGAGAAGAGCGCTCGATGCTGTTTGACGAGCTTGTGAAGGCGTACAAGCGGTTCTGGGGTATGGACTGAGCATGTCTGGGACAAGCATTGGCAGATCAGGTGAGCAGTTCACGTCACGCAACAAGTCAAGGACGAAGAAGCCAGGTCGGGTCTGCAAGGATTCCGGTTGTAACGTTGTGCTGAGCATCTACAACGACACCGATCGTTGCTCGATCCATTCGGAAATGAAGCCACCGCGCACAAGAGGAAAGACCTTCTACTGATGGCAGCCAGCAAATCGAAGCTTGGACTTTCCGAAAGGCGAGAGAAGGCGTTCGAGCTTTTCGCCAAGGGATACACGAACGTTGATGTCGCCAAGCGTCTGCGGATCAACAAGGACACGGCGGGGAAGTACCGGACGCTCTACGACAAGCGCATACACGCCCAAGCAGCAGCCAATCCGGGCTTTCTGCGTGACGTGCTCGCCAACACGATCCGGGCGCTCGAAGAGCTTGACCAGATCCGGGCCGATGCTCACCAACAGATCTCGGACAAGCGCACGATCAAGCGAACGATCGAGTGCGAGCATTGCGGAGAGGAATCCGAACTTCGGCTCGATTGGCCGATCGGTGACGACGCCCGCACGAAGTACCTCAACGTGCTCCTGAAGGCGCAGGACCAACGGAGCAAGATCCTCGGCGTGCTCGGGGTCAAGTCCGAAGTGATCGCAGCCATGATGCAGATCAAGGTCGTGCAGGACGCGATCCTGCGTTGGCTTGTCGAGAACGTGAAGGGCGAGCTTCGGGATTCGCTCGATGACTTCTTGACCACGACACTTTCCGAATATCTCGGGGCGGGATCACAGGCTTCGGCCTTCGATGTCCTGGAGCTTGAGAGCGCAGAGCTTCTAACCGGCTCCTGACGCGAAAGAGGATCAGGGGTCTGGTCGATGCCTACGGCACCTGTTCCTCCTGATCCTCTTCCTAAACCCGACCAGCCGACGCACAAGGCGGCAGCGATCGGGAGCATTGGATCGTCAGTGTAGCGACGTTCGGCGTGGCTGTGCAGGTCGCTTGTGCCGTTGCAGGATCTCGTCGTTGCTGATGTACCCCGGACGCCGGTTAGCGGGCCGCGTGAGGCGATCTAGTGCTCTTCCAAGCCAAGCTGCGACAAAGACGACGAGCACGATGGCTGTCCAGCCGGGAAGACCCAACATCTCCATCCCGACCCAGATCATTGACGCGGACGCTGCACCACCAACGAGGACGGCGATTGCGACCATAAGGCGGAAGAAGCTCATGCGTGTTCCCCGGCAATCATCTCGATCATGGAGGCTATCGCGGACGAAAGCTCTGCTTCTGCCTTTCGGAAATCCACAGCCGCGTTCATCACGTCGTTGCCTGCCTTGCGAGCCGCATCGAGTTCGGCCTTTGCCGCGCCAGCGTTCTGAAGGTGGCCGACGATGCTCTGCCATCCCGCTTCGTAGCGCTTCTGCGTCTCCATCATCCGGCGCTGGATCTCGGCCTCAACGAAGTGCTGGAAGTCCGGAGCTTCCGTAGTCGTCTCCGGTTCTGGTTCCTCGTTGTGTGAGTGCGTCACGTTGCCTTCGGCGTGATCGAGTTCGTGTAGTCCGTAGATCTCGGCGTACGGGCTGGAGCGAATGATCTGAAGCGAATGACTTTCCGCCAGGTGAGCCAGTAGCCCCGGCTTCGTGTTCAGGTCGTTCATACAACGAATCCAATCTGCTCGGTGGTGACTTCGGAATACGAACCGTCCGGGTTGAGGGCGTAGAGAGAAGAGCGCCGAACATCGTCGGGCTGTGCGTCGTCTTCCATCGGGTAGATGAAGCACTCCCCGTGCGATCCGCAACCGCACGGACAGTGAAACGGAATGCTGCATCCCTGATTTTCGGTCATGCGGCTTCTCTCTCGGCTCGAAGGATCTGAGCGATGCGGATCTCGGTCAGACCGGTAACCGCTGCGATCTCACGGTAGGTCAGTCCGCTCTGATGGGACTTGAGAATGAATCGGAACTGCTTCCGGCGTAGACGATCGGCCTTGTCTTCAGCGGCCTTCCGGTCCTCGGTGACCTTGACCAGCTTCTCGCGTGCCGTGGCCCGACGCCGCTCTTTCGCTTCTGTGCTCTGAGGCATCTGAAAGTTCCTTTCTTTGGCGGGTAGTAGTAGGTGGCTATGGGGTAGTGGGGTTCAGGCGATCGGCCATCAGATCCGCAAGCTGAAGCTTCTTGTCTTGGATCTTCTGCTCAAGCTCTGCGATCTCACGGTTGAGACGGTTGATGTCGTGCTCGCGGGCCGAGACGCGCCCGCCTTCTGCAAGGTTGATACGCATAGCCGCCTGTAGTGCCGGGGTCACAACCTCGTCACGGATCTTGGCGTACGCGGTGTGTGTCGGGCCGCTGTGTCCTTGTGGGCGATCGAGCCAGTCCTTGCGGCGGTACGCCGTATGGCCTGTGAACCAACCCGGAATGATCGTCACGGGACGTTGACCCTTGTGGACGTAGTGACGGATCGTGTACGCGACGCGGTTGACTCTGATGTCCTCGGACGAGATCAGGATCTCATCACCCGAAAGGGCCTGAACCTCCACGACGCCGTAGGGCGTAGGAAAGTCGAACGTGTTCTGTGGCATGGCCCGCATAGTGGCCTACGGAGATTCTGAAGTCAAGCTCTTGCGGAATGTTTCCGAATGTGATTCACTGACGCCATGCCCGCACTCCCCATCTCCACGCTTCCGCTCCCCAAGGTCGGAGAGGTTCGTATGCGCCTGTCCTACGCCCTTCGTGTCGTCGGCTTCCTCGGCCACGACGACGAGGTTGCGATCCTGGAGGGCGTTTCCGACAACCGCCGCACCGCCGTCGCTGTCCGCGAGGTTCAGACATGGCCCGTGGCTGTCGTGTGCGAGCGCTGTTCCGCTCCCCTCGTTTCGGATATCGAGGGGCTGTGGTACTCCACGACGGACGGCACGCTGTTCTGCCAGATCAAGGGCAACGGTGCGTACCACGTTGTCGCAGACAAGGACAGTGACTTCTGATGGCCGTCCACGTCTGCAATGACGCCGGTGAGGTCGTTCACAAGTTCGATTCCGACGCCGAAGCTGTTCGCTGGTGGATGGATTACGGGCGTCCCGGTGATCGCCTGGAGGACACCGACGAGCTTCTGTCGGAAGTGGCCGCTCAGCTTGGCCTAGACGACGATCCGCCTCTCGGTGGTTCCGATCCCGTTTGACAAACATTCCGAAAGCTGCGACACTGTTGTTTCCAATCCCTACTACGCCGAAAGCAATCGCTTGACCTACTCCGTCAACCACACGCACAAGAACCCCGCCAAGAAGGTGATGGGCAAGATCCGCTCTGCCTTCGATGCCGATGCGCTCAAGCGGGTCTGTGAGCTTCAGGACTTCTCCACGTACGCACCGCGGGTCGATCTCGATCCTGATCCCCGCACGGGGCGTCGTCGCTTCTACCACTACGCCGACAATGGCTCGAAGATCCTTGCAGTTGCTCACCTGGATCATGTTCAGGCTGACGGAACCTGCAACGTCATCGACACCGCTGCGGGCCTCATGGCCGTCTCAGGGGCGCTCGATGATCGGTTGGGTGCGTACGTCATCCTGGAGCTTCTTCCGAAGCTTGGAATCACTTGCGATTGGCTTCTGACCACCGACGAAGAGATCGGCCAGAGCACGGCGGAAGAGTTCGTCTCCGACAAGGACTACAACTGGATCATCGAGTTCGATCGTGGCGGCACCGATGTCGTCATGTACGACTACGAGACGCCGGATTTGGTGGATCTCGTCAAGGACACGGGCGCTCGCGTCGGCATGGGTTCCTTTTCGGATATCTGCCTGCTGGAGCACCTTGGCGTGGCCGCGTTCAACTGGGGCGTTGGCTATCAGGACTACCACGGGCCTCGCTCACACGCATGGCTGGAAGACACGTTCCGGATGGTTGCGTACTTCCTGCGCTTCCACAAGGACAACGCCGCCGTTGTGCTGGAGCACGATCCGTCTTCGTGGTTCGATGATTTCAACCCGACGAACAGCATCATTGGAGGTTGGAACACGGGCGGCATGACCAACGATTCCGACATCGAGCGGCTGAACGAGTGGCTCAAGACTCACGACATGCTGAACGATCTTTCCGAAGGAGGGAATCACTGATGCGGACCTACCGCGTCCTCGTTTGGTATGAGGGGCTGGACGATGCCGACCGTGCGCTTCGCTATGTCGAGGCAGGCGGCATCGGCGCGGCTCTGACCAAGATGGAGAAGGAGTTCATCGATCAGAAGATCAACTTCCGAATCACGATGATCGAAGAGGTTCGGGGGATCTGATGGAGCACATTCACGACATCGACGGCTACATCGAGAAGCGTCTTGCGAAGGGCAAGACCGTGCTTCAGATCTCCCAAGATCTTCAGGACCACGGCTACGACCTTCACGCCGCTCGCGGTTTGATCCTCCTGCACATGGCGAAGAAGGAAGATTCTGAAGATGCTCGTTGACAAAGATTCCGAAGTCGTGTTGACTGAGGGCATGACAACGACTCAGCCCGAGAAGTGGACGGTCCGGTTCTCCGGACTCGTCTACAACCGCACGCTTGCTCAGTACCAGACCGTTCAGAAGACACTGGCAACCGGTCTGACCAAGGCCGAGGCAGACAGCTTCATGGCTTCTCGGGCCGACCGTCACAGCCTCGTCGCGGTTCCCGAGAAGGAGGCGGCGGTCTGATGACTATCCCGACCCCCACCGTTCGCAAGAACGCCTCGCAGCGCACCGTCAAGCTGAACTACGCCACGGGCGTTGAGGACGCCGAGGGCGTCCGCGTTGCTCAGGTGTTCGCCTATCACAACAAGGAGCGGAAGTTCTTCACGGCGTCGTTGAACCTCGTCACGGTCAAGACGGAGAACGGCTACAGCACCGAGGGGTTCTTCCCCTTTGACGCCGTGCGGCTGATCTCTCGTCCTGTGGCTCGGTATTCGGAAAAGGCTTTCGATGCCTTCGTCAACGAGGTTCGAGAGTTCGTCGTCGGTCTGGTCGATCCCACCGATGTCGCCTACAACCCGAAGGCCGTTGCGATCTTCTCGGGTTGTGCAGAGTGAGCACGCCCGCCACCATTGAGGGCTTCGCTGCGTTGCTTCTGAAGGAGCGCAAGGAGCGGATCGCCGCCACGCTGTCTCAGTGGCAGGCCGACGAAGAGAACGTCGAGATCGTTCCGGGCAAGAAGTACGTCAAGGTCAACGTGGGCTTTGCCTCGAACATGAGCGGCAAATACATGGTCGAGATCGCCACGGGCCGGATCTTCGGAATCAAGGGCTACGGCCAAGTCCACAAGGGCCACACGTACGGAACGCTGGAGACGTTGGATGCGTGGTACTGGGGCGGCTACAGCGGCGTTAGGAAGGAATCCTGATGCCGAACGAGAACCCGCAGCTTGAGTACGTGGTGAGATGTGCTGCCTCCATCGTTTTCCGAAGGGGTGTCGATCAGTGGTTCGACATCAACGAGGTTCTTGACGAGATGTGGGCCACGCCGATGCTGACGCGTTCTCACGGGTTCACGTACGGGAACTGCCTCGGATGGGTTTCGCAGCTACTCCACCAGTCTCACGACCTTCAGTATCGGCGTGTGCGCTACACGTCTCAGTGGAGCTTCCGAAAAGATTCCGAACAGGCTTGACGCAGAAGATTCCGAAAGCCATACTTGCCTACATGACGACCACCACCCAGCCCACCCACTACACCTGCTCGGAGTGCGGAGTTCGCTCGATCCGCGTCGGCTCGATGGCCGCAACGATGCTTCGGCACATGATAAATGCCGGTGAGATCTCCGTTGGCGAGGCCCGCGCCGAGATGAACTCGAACCTGCTTCCCCGTGATGCCGTCGAAGAGCTTGCGGGTTGGGTTATCCATCGTGCCGATCAGGGCGACGAGTGGCGGGCCGGTGATCCCGAGGTTCTTCCGTGCGGTTGCCGCGTGGCCTACAACGACATCGAGCAGATCGAGCTTTGCGAGGCTCACGCCTGATCTTTCGGAGAAACTTCCGAAATCTGTTGACGCCAAACTTTCCGAAAGGCATACTGACTCACATGACGACCCGTACCGACGTTCACAGCCCGAAGAACCTTGTCACCGAGGACTACGACTACGTGTGGGCAGGCGACAACGAGCACTTCTTCCCGCTCGGGATGCGCGAGAGCGCCGAGGGCCTCGCGTTCATTCAGGACATCAACGACGGCCTCAAGCGCTCGCCCTTGTCCGACCGGGGCCGCTACCAGTGTCACCACTGCGGCGCACATCTGCGCTATGTGGCGATCCTGAAGCACCTTCCCTCGGGCGCTTACATCGCCGTGGGCGAGACGTGCTTGGAGAACCGCTTCGAGCGGGCCACGGCTGACTTCCAGGCTCTCCGCAAGGCCGCGCAGCTTGACCGGGAGCAACAGCGGATCAAGAACGCCGCTCGGGACTTCATCGCCAACCTTGGCGGTGAGCTTGCGATCGTGCTCGATCGGGAGACGTTCCTTGAGGACGTGACTTCGCTGGAGGGCTACGGCCTCCGCACCGTTTCGGATATCCGCTCGAAGCTCTGGCAGTACGGCAACCTCTCGGATCGTCAGGTTGCTTTCGTGGAGAAGCTTCTGAGCGAGGCCAAGGCTCGCAACGCTGCGCCCGCACCGGTCGCTGAGACGAAGGTGGATGCTCCTACGGGCCGCATGGTCTTCGAGGGCGTCGTCGTTTCCCGCAAGTGGGTTGAGGGCGATTACGGCTCCACCTGCAAGATCGTGCTCAAGTGCGACGATCAGGAGCGTGGCGGCATCTGGCTCGTCTACGTCACGGAGCCGAACAGCATCACGACCGAGAAGGGCGATGTCGTCCGCATGACGGCAACGCTCACCCGCTCGGACCGGGATCGCAGCTTCGCTTTCGGAAAGCGTCCTTCGAAGGCCGAGATCCTTCGTCACGGTGCGGTCGTCGCCAACGTCGAGCTTCCGGATTCCCTCGCATGAGGGCGTCTCGGAACCTCATTGTGCCGATGGCAGCGGCCGCGATCGCAAGCGTTCTCGCCACGTTCGCTGTCCTGTCCTTGTGGGATGCGCCTGAGACACGACTTCAGAATCCCGCTTCTACCGTCTCAGATCCCGCAGGAGCACCGGAAACCACATTGGGCACTACTGATGTCACCGAGGCCCCTGTGATCGTTACAGAGCCTCAGAAGCCCGCAACGGTTGAGGATCGGGTTGGGTCACTGGAGAACAGGGTTTCGGACATCGAGGCCACAACCACGACTCTTCCCGTCTACAGGGTTCCGCAGGCTGCGCCTACTACGGAGCCAACACCCGAACCTGTGCCGACGTACGCACCGGCTACGACGACTCCAAAGGAGGACACGCCTAGCGCATAGTCACCTATGTAACTGATCGTCATGCGGAGATCCCCGTTTCGGCGGGGATTTTTCGCGTCTCAGAATATTTCCGAAAGTCACAGAGGTTTGCGGAAACTGAGAAAGTCCAAAAAGTCACAGCCTCAGTAGAGAGCGTAGTAAGAGAGGACGTGCCTCGAATCCTACCAAACCGGGGCAAAACGGACATACCCTCCGTCGTCCCCAGCTTGTCCACAGCCTGTGGATTTCGCTGTGGAAAAACTCCGATCTCCCTGAGGATAACTCTTTTCCACAGGTTTGTCCACAACCTGTGGACGAACACATTCCGTTAGGCGCGCCGACATTCTGAAGTTAGGCAGACCGAATATTCCGGAGCGCGGGCGCGCTCGTCCCCTGCCGATCGCACGCGGTCACGCCGCGCTAGCTGGAGCGCTCGAACACTCCGAAATGAGGGGTTCCGCGCGCTTGCAAGCGTCGATATCGGACATTCCGAACCGCTAGCGCTCCGAACCTCACGCCTAGCGCTACGTCACGCGGTCCGGACGGTTCCTCTAGCTAGGCGTGAGAACCCCCTAGAACCCCGCGAGCGCTCCGGAACCGCCATTCCGCGCCGACGACACGCGGAACGAGGTTTCCGAACCTCTGAAGCGATTTGAGGATCGGAACGTTCCGAACAGCTAGCAAACCGCTAACTATCGCGAGCATCGGAACGTTCCGAACCTCCAGCGCTCCGGAACGGAAATCCGCTTACTACGTGCGCGCGCGTCGCACGCGTTCCTCAAGTCACCCCAGAAACATTCCGAAACGTGTAACGTTGCACTTGCGGGGTTCGGAGGAACCCCCAGACCGAAAGGCTTTCCGCCATGTTCGAAGCTTCAGCTACCGACACACTTCCCGCGGCTAGGGGTTCCCGCGGCTACCGAAACGTTTTCGGGACGTTCCTCGTTCCCTCGTCTCAAACCCCCATTGCTCTAGGGGTTGCCTCTCACTACTGCGACGATTGCGACGACGACACGTATCCGGAATCGCATTTCCGGATTTCCGCCGGTTGTTACGTGACGACACGTACGCGGCACGGATACCGCGACCAGTGGCGCGACGGCGCGCGGGTCGTCCGGTGGAACCTCTATCCCTGCCACCTTTCCGAATGTGTCGGCTATCGGTGCGACGACTTCCACGAAAACCTTTGTGGAACGTGCCAAGCGTGCGAAAACCATTGCGATTGTTTCTACTGCAATTCCTGCTCCGAAATGGTTTCGTCGGAAGAGGGATACTGCGGAAACTGCGGAAACTGCGAACAATGCTGCGATTGTTCGTCATGCGATATCTGCAACCGTCGCACCGTCAATCTCCGCGAAGTTGACGACCGCGAGGTTTGCGAAACGTGCATCGATTACCATTTCGGCTACTGCGATACGTGCGAAGAGTATTACCACTATGACAATTCCTCCGATCACGATCATTCCGGTTGCGATTGCGTCGCGCCGAACCTCCGATTCCGCTTTCCGAATGGCGCGGACACTTTGGGTCCGGACGAAAGGCTTACGGTGGAACTTCCCTCCGGCGCCATTTCGAATGAGGGAATCGACGCAATCGTTACCCTCCTGATCGGAGCGCGGCTGCACGCTACCGATACCGAATGGGTCCTAGATAGCTGGGATATCCGCCGCGTTGTCCGCGAACTTGACCCGACGTGGCAGACCAAAGCAGGAAACTTCACTAAGCGGATTTCGAAGACTTTCTACCGTGACTTGCGATGCAAGATTCCGGCGAACGTTCTTTCCGAAATCGGTAACCTCGCATCGCAGCACACTTCGAAGCAGAATGAGTTTCGGATTGAGCTAACGCGTGATCTCAATCAGTCCGCGGACGCTTTCTACCATTCCGATTCCTGTTGGTTCTCGTCCGGTGGCTACGCGGTTTCGAAGTGTGCTCTAAAGAACTGGGGCGGAATCGCAATCCGGACCTACGATTCCGATGATTCCGATTCCGACCGTCCGAATGGGCGCGCATGGATTCAACCCCTAGACGAGAATCTCAAGCCTTCCGGCGATATCGACAACGCCCGCGGCTTTCTCGTCTACAACGGATATGGCGAACTGGAGGGATACGCGGCGGTTCGGATTCTCGCTTTCCTGACAGGTCGCACGTATCGCAAAATCGCGCTGGAGCTTGACCCCCAGTACGTCAACGGTGGACACGGATACCTCATTGCGGACGAGGCAACGTGTAAGGGAACGGAAAGCGTCTCATTCGGCGGTAACGCTCATGAGGTTCGAGCATGAGGAACCCCGCGCCGACGATGGCGGATTACTGGCTAGCCGTCCTCGTCCTAACGCTCTTCTGCCTATCCGTTGTCACGTACCTGCCTACCCTCCTGCTCTAGCTGGAGAACCCCCTAGCGCTAGCTGGAGCGCTCGAACCCATAACCCCTACTGGAGAACCCCGGAACCCCCATTCCGGGGTTCTTCTACGTACTAGCTCCGGACAAGGTTCGGAACCCCATAGCTACATACGTATACGCCACTACCTGTCAGAAGCCTCTGAGAACCCCCTAGAACCTCGTCTAAGACTCTGAAACGAGGTTCGGACCCTAACTACGCCACATCGACGGTTTCCGAACTTAGGGGAACCCCTAGCGCTAGGTGCGTCTCCCTGGAGCACAACCCCGGAACACTTGACGCCTACCTACCCTCGTTCCTGTCACGTACTGGAGCGCTCGAACCCCCTACATACGTACGCCTACTAGCTACGTTCGAGCCTAAAGCGAGAGGGGAAAGGGAATGACCATTACCTACCCTGCTACCTACTACGCCTATTCCTCTGGTCTATTGCTTTCCGAACATTCCATTCCGTTTCCCCTAATCCGTTTTCGTCTACCCTCAATACGCACCTATGCCCTACCGCTTATCCCTCGGCACCGTCGTTAGTGAACGCTCAAACCCATACGGCATAAGGCTTTCACCCATTCCTATAGCCACCTATACATACCTAGCTATGCCTAGTTAGTTCGGATCATTCTGAAGTCACCCATTAGCGCTAGGCGAAAGTGGCTAGTCATTTTTTCGGCTGTCGGTAGGACCATTCGGAGTGCACGCATAGGTACATATAGGGATGATCGGAAACGTTCTGAAGCGCATCGTTCTGTGACGTTTTGCATTGCGTGTGCGAATGCGTTGCGTAATGCGTATCGAGGCGTCATGCGTAATGAGTTTGAGAATGCAATCGTTCGTACGAGTTCAGAATGTTTTGCGCTTTACGTATCAATACGCATGATCGTTCTGCAAATCATCGCAATCGTATTGGCGCTTTACGTCGGTATCGGCTCATTGGCGTTTGCGCTCGCTTATCTCGTTTGCAGGTTCAATGGCGACTGACATAGCGATGTATGTATAGTGCGCTACGCATAGGCGACTACCTATAGGGCGCTACCTATAGGCGGGTTTCTAAACTCAAAAAGGAGCCAGAGGCGCAATGCTGTTGCGCTTCGGAATGTTCATGTGTATGGGCGCTTGTATCACTGGCGGTACACGCTGGAGCGGTGCGGGGCGATATCCGAAAATGCGTATCACGGGGCATGGACAACAACGAGCAACAGAAGCGAGGGCATCGAGCGAGAGTGGCGCTTCATGAGTTACGAGAAGCGCTTGGCGATCTCACGTACAAAGTGGACCCGATGCTTTCGGACACAGAAATCCGAAACATGGCAGAACATCAGGTGCAGCACCATCTCACTTCGATCGATCGGCTCATCGACGTATGGCTCAACACGCATCCACACGCGCTGTAATGCGATTCGCAAAACGACTACGGATGCGGTGGCGTCGGTACTGGTCGCCTTCGCTGCAATGGCAGCACGAAGTCAGGAAGGCTTTGCACAGCGCCCAAACATGTCGTTGCGAGAGCGGTCATCTGGCTTGGGACGGCTCTCACGCCACGTACAAGGACTTCTATGGCGACGTGCGGTGTCGGAAGTGCCAACTTCACGTATCACCGTGATATGGGACTTACATGGTTTGGCTACGTCGTTCTGGTGCTTTGGATAGCTAATGCGATTGCTGCGGTTCTGATGGTGGGAAAGATTCGGAAGCCCACCGACCCCGGAACGCTGCTGGCGCAGTTGATCCTTGATGCGCTGCTTATCCTTGGGCTGCTTGCGATCGGAACGGGGAAGCTCTGATGGAGTTCACACTGAAGCTGCGTTGGCGTCCTGAGATGCGAGGCTCCACACCCACGGAACGACTCGATCAGGATGCTCACATCGAGCGGGTCATAAAGGAAGCCATCGACCGTGCGCTCCTTCGGGAGACGCAGATCTCGGGCTGGACCGTTTCGGTGGAGAAGTGATGCCTCGCTACCGCACTACCGACAGAATCTTTCCGTTCGAAATTCGAATGGAGGCGAATAGGAGCACTTTTGAGATCTACGACGGTGATGTCTGCCTCGGAACGGTGTACCTGAGTTCGCTCGTTCAGGCTGGCTACTACGAAGAGATTCCCGAGCCGTCTCGCGTTGTTGGAACTGCCACCGGAAACTTCTTTCCGGAACAGGTTGTGGAAGTCGATCTTGTCGAAGGAAAGATTCGCAACATCTTCCATAACGAAAAGAGCTACGGCATCTGTCGCATGACAATGGGCGAGCGGTGCAAAGTTGGTGACTCGCTCACGGTGTCGTCTGTGACCGGAAAGCTGATCTGCGCGTGATCTTCCTTCGGAATGTAGAGATGGAAGCGGAACGCCGCAGGATGGTTCTGAAGGCCGCTGCGATGCAGGACGGGTGGTTTTGCGACCACGACGTTTACCGGACCCTACAGACGCTCTCAGACGCCGATGCGAGCAGATGGTGGGCGTCCATCCCCGGCTATCTCCGCATCTGGTGGTCCGAAGGCGATCTGGCGAGGGAACGGCTCTGGTTGGTGCGCGATCGTGGTGAGTGCCCGGAGCGGTGGAAGCACGGTCACGCCGCCAAGATGCTGTACCGGTGGAAGGAATAGTTACCGAATGAGCGGGAGCTATGGGTAGCTACTGGAACGAAGCGGTTTCCGAAAGATACCGGACAATCGACTCCGAGATCTTCAAGCGGGAATATCTGGGTGATTGGATCACCAACCGAGTCGTCGTCTCCTACGCATGGCTCGAAGGCGTGCGGCGCAACGAGCCACGTCTTGTGTTCGCGACGCCTCTCCGGTGGCCTGAGACGCTTGAGGAAGCAATCCAGCACGCTATCTGCAAGGCGTTCCACGATGTCTCTGTTGTGCGACCGGTTCATTGGGACCGGTACGACAGGGGCAAGGAGTGGTGGTGCCGCGATTGCGACAAGATGTGGCCTTGGTTTCCGAAGCTTCTGACTCTTGACGAGAAGACCGTGAACGCCCTAGCGGGTCGCGAGATGTTCTGACGTATCAGTAGTCATGGAAGATCTCATTCGAGCCATCGCAAGAGCGGGCAATCTCGATTCGGTCACGATCGAGTTCCTGGCGCATCCAGAGCCGGGAGACAACCAGTGGCGGGTGAAGGGACTCAGGAGAACCGCCACGGTTGAGCCTGAGATCTTCAAGAAGTTCGGGGCCACCAACGCCGATCTTCGGAATGCGCTCATCGCGCTGGCGACCACCGTGGGCGAGGCGTGGTGAAACCCAAGCACTACAGAACGTTCTGGCGAGTGAAGGTCGAGTTCAAGAAGGAGGACTTCTGGATCGGAGTCTTCTGGAAGCGGTCCTCCAACGTCCTTCGGAAGTCAAACGACGAATACTGGAAGACGTACGAGCTTCACATCTGGGTATGTGTGATCCCGATGCTTCCTCTACATCTCACGCGGTACGACCGCTATGTCGTCGGAAGGGCGCACAAGTGATCTCTCTCATCGCAGGCCCACGCCGGTCCGGAAGGTCAACCAAGTTGGTTGAGTGGATCTTGGAGTCAACCGAAGACGAGATCCGAGTCGGAGTTTTCCGAACCCCTGATCTGTCGATGCAGGCGTACCGCTCAACCTTTGTCGAGTACCAGCCGCCGTGGATGCCGCCTGCTCCGAAGCCAGAGAGCTATATGCGCTCTCCTGTGGAGTCGTGGCAGTTCATCTCTTGGCAGGAGTTCCATCCCGGCATCAAGCGCGGTGCTCTTGGGTTCCCGCAGGTGGTGTTCGGAATCGATGACTTGGATGCGTACATCTTTCAAGAGCTTCGGCGTACAGGTCCGGTTGTGTTGGGGACGTGGGAGACATGATTCCGAACCGACTCTTCTGGAAGATCATCACCGAGATCCAAGAAACGCTTGCCGACTACGAAGACAAGCATGGCTATGCGCCGTCGATGTGGGTCTGGGTCTGGATGGAGTTCGCTTACGTTCCGGCGAACCAGAATTGGCCCATCACGCAGACGGACTTCATTGCCTGTGCTGCCGACGCATCCATGACATAGGCGACTATGGGATTGCGAGTCAGCAATTTATTTCACCTACTCCATAGTTCCTGACCTGCGGGTTTGCATGGGTAGGTGAAAGTCGCTCCGATATCCGAAAAACGCGGAAGGCGTATCAGAAGATATGAGCCAAGCGTTCTTCGAGAAGTGTGGGTTCGATTCGTTCTCCGCTCTGGTGCTCGAAGACGAAGCGAAGGATCTCGGGCTGGACTTCAAGTACCTCGGTCCTGTCAACACCATGCGTGAGTTCACCGCCGACATGGAGGACGATCCAGAACTGACCGCTCGCTTCGAGTTCGAAGTCGTGGTTGAGTACCGGGGCGTCCAGATCAAGGCGAAGGGCCGTACTCCGCGAACCGCAATCGGAATGATCTTCAACGCTGCTAGAAAGTGACGTATCACCAGACATGGCACGACAGACATCTCATCCCATGAAGCGCCGCCGTCAGGAGCGTGCTTACGCTCGCCGCGTGGAGCAGTTGAAGACCGGCACCTACCCGGATCAGTATTCGCCTACCGGAGAGCGGTGCATCAACAAGGAAGCCGCCAAGCTGGAGATCGCAGGACTCGAACGCAAGCTCGTCGGGTTCAACATCTCAGCGCTCACCGAGGAAGAGGTTTCCGAATGAGGATCACAGCTTTCGAGATCGAGGGCGTCCACGTCGTTGCCAAGTGCGCCATGCGGGGCGAGAAGTGGTTCGCCCACGTTGGCCCGAAGAAGGAGACGATCTACCTCAGCGAGCTTCGCCTTCGTCTGGAAGCCGATGACTCATCGGATCTCTCGGCAAAGGCTCGGGATGCCGTTCAGGAGTTGGACAACATCGTCGGCCCGGTCATCTACACGATTCGTAAGTACCAGAACGATCTTGCGAAGTACGTGGACTCGTTGCGTTTGGAGGAATCCGATGGAGATTGAGTTCCACATCGTCACCGAGCGGCAGCACGACGATCGATGGAAGGCCGAGGTTCAGATGCGCGCTGTGGTCCCTGCTATGTCAGGTCGGGACGCAAACGGTTTCTCCTACGCCAGTAGTCAACATATCGTTGGATGGCACACGGTCATCTTCGTCAACGACAAGGAATCCCAATCCGCAGCCCGCACCGAGGCGTTCAACGAGTTCTTTCGGAAGGTTTCTTCGTGAGGCACACTTGGTCGATCACTGATAGCTGCCCCACGCCCGCGGCCTTCGAAGAAACCCTCGGCATCACCTACCTTCGAGTCGGTGCAAACGCCTTCGCTCTCGTTGAGGCCGCAGATCGGGGCTGGATCGAAGACATCGGCAGCAATGTGGTTCCTGCGAACCCTGATCCGCTCTGGGACATCGAGGTTTCGGTCGATGATCCCTTCGAAGAGCTTCGCGGAGACGCTGAAGTGGTCAGTATTGACTCCATGCGGGTGTCTGTAACCATTCTGAAGGGTTCTGAAGTGGTTTTCAGCCTCAGAGACGCCAAGAGTGCCAATTTCAAGTCAAATCCGGAACTTTTGGGAGAGATGTTGAACATTCTGAACGGAATTTCAGAGGTTTAGCGTGGCTCCTGAGAGGCGTGAAAGGAAGCGAATCGACCCTCTTCATTGGCTTGTGATCCTCCATTTGCCCTGTGAGTTCGGGTACGAAGTGTTCATCACCCGCAGCAACGGCACAGGGTCGTCGTGCTCGATCCTGGAGATCGACCATGAGCTACTTCGGATTGTGGGCGTCAAGACGGACACAATGAGGCCCGTCTACTTCGCTCTGGAGGACATCGAGAGTGTCGAGATCCGCGGAGCCGTCCTCTAGGCTGCATGACAGGCCACTTCCCCGGCCTCTGCGAGAGATCCCCTGTTTGGGCAACGGACGGGGGATCTCTCCGCGTTTGCGTATCAGAAGATATGGACAAGTTCATCGAGAAGCTGGCGCAAGCCCTGAAGGACGAGTTTCCCTTCCTCAACGGCCCCAGTACGGCCCCCGACGCCTTCCAGAAGGCCGCAGGCGGCATCGTGGAGAAGATGGGACTCATGGAGCTTCGGATCAACGTCACAAACCCCTCGGGCACGGAGATCCGGCACTACGAGTCGTACATCTTCGAAGAACAAGGCCCCGCCTTTCGGGTGGTGAACTGAGATGATGCGCTGGCACGTCACCGGCAACGAGAAGGCTTCTCGGAAGCTCAAGGACGAGTTGAAGAAGATCGGAGATGACGTGGCCGCTCGATGGCTGCGAGACGATCTACTTCAGGACGATGATGACGATCCGGCTGAGGCCGCTATGGCGGCGATGGACGACATCGCCAAGTCGCATGGACTGATCTACGCCATCGGCAAGGGGTCGTCAGAGCCAATTTCCGAAACCGCCCTTGGGATCGCCATCGCTCTCAACAAGCGAGTCGTCCTGATCGGTACCGCAAGGACGGAGTACCACCGGTTGCCTACCATTGAGCGGTACGGCTCCGTGAAGGAGTTCATCACCACCCGAGAGGACGAGAAGAACGTCGATGTCTGAAACCATCACCAAGACCGCGAACGAAGTCGTCATTGGCGACCTGCTGCATTTCCCCAACAGCCGCCACGCACAGGAAGTCACCTTCCTGGAGCACAACGAGGCGTCCGTGACCTTCGGGACCACGGGAACCCAGTGGGTCATTGCTTTGGACAAGGAAGTTCAGGTCGATCTCCCGAAGACCGATGAGTGACAATCCGAATTTGCCGGAAGTCGTGCGACTGGCTGAACGGATGCACGCCGAGAAATGCGACTGTGGTTCCTCGTCCGAGCAGGACCGAGAGCAAGCAGCGTCAATCCTCGCAGCGTCCGAGTCCGACGACCCTGGTGCCCCGCCGCACAGCGAGAAGCACGTCGCCGCCATCGAAGCCCGAGTGCGCGCATCCGACGAGACTCCTGCACCGAAGTAAATATTCCGAATAGACGCCAAGGAGCGCACATGGAAGCAATCGAGGTATGGGCAGGGGACTGGGCAGACCAGTTTGACCAAGGCTGGACAGACGAGTCCCTGGCCGAGTGGGTCGGGAAACGGGTCAAGGTTCGCACGCCTGATGGCGTGGAGCCTGCGCGTGGCGTGGAGGCCACGATCGTTGGGTTCTCGAAGGACACGATCATCCTGAACGGAAATTCGGTTTTCCGCTTCAGCTTCATCACCGATCAGGGCGCTCAGGTAGCACTCTTCGATCAGATGCAGGTCGAAGAGACGGAAGAGTGAGCGCCCACCCCGAGTCTCGATGGACTCATCCGGTCTGTGACGATTGCTGGTTCGAGTCCAACAGCGTCGTGACTGATGCAGGAACGTCGGTTCGTCAACCGACCCGACTCAAGCACGAAGCTTGTCGGTGGGAGCAATGCTGCAAGTGCGGTTCCATGACGTTCTCAGGCATCTACGTACGTGCAGATCCGAATTCGGAAGACTTCGAGAACTGGTGCATGGAATCAAAGAAGCACAAGAAGTGAGCGTCACCTTCTTTGGCGGGCCTCTCGATGGTTGTGTTGAGCCTGCCGCGACTGACTCGGTTCGGATATTTCCGAATCCTGTAGACCCTGAGAACAGAGTCGTGGTCTACATGCTTATGTCGTTCCCCGCGCTCCGCTACCACTACGACCCGATCGCAACCGAGAAGGCGAATCTCAAGCTCGCAAAGGACCGAGGGTTACTCTCGGACGAGTAGGCGGGTATGCGAAACGGAGATTCAAGATGACGGATCACCGCACACTCGATCAAGTGCTTGCCGAGATCGATGCTGTTCTGCCTCCAGAGACACCTGAGGCCGCTCAGGAGCGCCGGGACCGGGTTCAGAAGGCAAGACAGCGCAAGTACGTCCAGAGGAACATGCAGGACGACTAAGCGGCTATAGGGCGCTACTCTCTGGCGTCATGCCCGCACCGCAGCGAAATCGCAACACTCTGGAAGGAGCCTCGGCTGCTGACTTCCTCCGTGCGCTGCGTGATCCAGGTAGGAATCTGAAGGAGCAGTTCAAAGGGAAGCCGCTGGAGCTTGCGGATCGCTTTGGGCTGCTTCTTCCGCGTAAGCCCGTCGATCGGATGATCGAGCTTGGTGTTCTGACCGAGGAAGAGGCTGAGGCGAAGTTCGGAAAACGTCATCCAGGTCTGCGGGAGATGATCGATGACGTATGCACCCTGCGGGTCCGAGACGCTGCTGCGGTGGCCTCCCGAGGCGGCGGCAAGAGCTACGGAGTCTCCTTCGTGGAGTTCTACCTGTGGTTGGTGCTTGATTTTGACGCGCTGAATCTCGGTGGTTCGGAACTTCAGGCCGACAACGTGTACCAGTACCTCATCGGCTACATCGAGAGCGACCCGTACTGGAAGACGCTTCTCAAGACGGACCCGCAGCGGGAGAAGACGTTCTCGATCGAAGACTCGTGGGTTCGGGTGCTCACCGCGTCGTCCAAGTCCGTTCGCTCGCCCCACGCTGGCGGTAAGCGCCGTGGCAAGACCCGTGGCGGTTTGCTGGTCATCGATGAGGAAGCGGAAGCTGACAAGGACATCGTTGATGCCGCTCTTCCGACGATCAACACCGCCATGCCGTCTGTCAACGTGCGTTGCTCCACGTTTCACAATGTTGCGGGGTCGTTTGCTGAACTGATCGACAACCATGAAGAGATGGGCTACACGCTCTACCGCTGGGACACCTTCGATGTCTGTGCGGGCTGCGAATGCGTGGACGTGTGCCAGTCCCCGGAGCCGTGCTTCCGCGAGGACCATGTAGAGACGATCACCAATACGGAAACCGGTCTTCCCGAAGAGAAGATGATCCACAAGGCTTACTGCGGCGGAAAGGCCATGTACGCCGAGGGCTGGGTTCCGATGGAAGAGATCGAGAAGCTGTGGCGTCGTATGCGCCGCAACCATGCTCGCTGGGAAGTCGAAGCGATGGGTCAGCGGCCTTCGACTTCGGGCTACGTCGTGTTGAACATGACCCGCTTCAACGACTCGATCGTGAACACCGCAGCGGACTCGCTCTACGTTCCGAACAATCCGATCGACATCGACGTGGACTGGGGTACGGGGAACGGTGCCGTGGAGGTATGGCAGGAGCAGGGCCGCAAGCAGATCCTCCTGCACGCCGATCTTCTTCCGGAGAACACCCGTACCGACATGTTCGGCTCGATCATCGGCTACGCCACTCGGTACCGGTCGGATCTCGTTGCCGTGAACTGCGACATCGGTGGCGGCGGCAACTACCTGAACCAAGAGCTTCGGGACGTACATCGCCTTCCGGTCAACGACGTGAACTTTTCCGAAGTCAAGGAAACGTCTGCTGCGGCGATGAACATCTACGTCGATGGCTCGAACCTCGTCATCCCCGCTGAGCACGTTGAGTTCATCGAGCAGGTGCGTGGTTGGCGACGGGACCAGGGTGGTCGGATCGTCAAGAAGAACGACCACCTTTGCGACGCGATGATCTGCCATTTTGCGGGCTTCATCGAGCGACTGGGGCTGCACAAGGTCGCCATCCCTCCGCGAGCCTTCTCGTCCAACCCTGACCTACGTGGCGGCACTCAAGGGCCTCCGATGGGAGCCAAGGCCCGCGCGATGGCGTCAACAGGCCAAGGTAGGGGTCGCGTCGCCATTGCCCGTGGTTTCGGGAGCAAGAAGAAGCGATAGGGCAAGATAGGGGGCTATGGCCCCGTGGGACATCACCATCAAGGCAGGCACGGACTGGCGCAAGACCCTCCGCTGGACGACTCCTGTGCTTGATCTTGACGGCAATGTCACCCGTGACGCGTCCGGGAAGCTCGTTTACGAGCCAGTGGACACGACGGGCTACACGGCGAAGATGCAGATCCGCGATCGCGTTGGTGGCATCCTGATCGCCACGCTGGGAACTGCTGACGTGGTTGGTCGTGACGGCACGATCACCTTCGGAGGCGTGAACGGTCACATCGAGTTCCATCTTCCGTGGGCTGTTACTGACACTTTCCGAAAGTTCGGCAGGGCCGTCCACGACATCGAATTCCTGTCTCCCGCTCCCGACATCATCAAGATCCCGTGGGCTGAGGGCACCGTCACGATCAAGGAGCAAGTCACTCGATGACCGTCACTTCAATGGACATCGTTGATCGCGTCTTCGTTCGCGAGGACACGCCCGACATCATCGAAGTGTCGTCGCTGTTCGCGGTCTATCCGCCCGACACGGCTCCGAACATCGCCTACAACCCTGCCGGGAACATTGTCATCACGGCAGGCGACGTGCAGGCTGCGATCGATCAAGCCGACAGCTATCTGACGAACCTCACTGCTTCGCAAGTCAGGTTCGTTCCTGCTGCTGGTGTTGCTGCGGTAGACGTGCAAGGGGCCATCGTGGAGTTGGCCGCGACAGACACTCCTGCGGCGATCGCAACGGCTGTGGCAGGCATTCTTGATGGGTCCATCTTTACTGGGCCGGTTCTGATCCCTTCCGGAACTTCTGGCAATCCCGGCCTGGGGTTTGCTGCCGAAATCAGCACCGGCTTTTACAAAGATTCTGTTGGATCGTTCAAGGCAGTTGTCACTGGCACCGACGTTCTCCAGTTCTTCCCTTCGGCGGTCGTTGTCAACGCCAACGCTTTCCTCCGGGTCAACAACAACATCCGGGATTCACGAGACAACACCCTGATAAACCAGGATCTCGCCGCAGTAAACGCCAACCGGGTGATGGGCCTCGGCAACGCAACGTACACCGGCATTCACTTCTCGCCCGCGGCGAGCAACGGCGGCGTCGTCATTGGTGCTACTCCGCAGTTCCCCATCTCCAAGCTTTCGGTTTTCCCTTCGGCTGGTCAGCCGGGAGTGATCGTCAAGATGGCTGTGACTCCTACGGCCAACCCGTTCGAAATCCGAACCAGCGCAGATGCCGTGACATTCCGAGTTGCGCCGGGTGGACAATCCGGTGTTCCGCTTCTGGACATGACCGACACCGGCTATTACGTAGGAGTTGCTCGGTTCACCAACGTTGTAAGCGGCGGAACGGTTCATCTAGCGGCTGGCATGAGCACTCCCGCTGCCGAGAACATCTTCACTGGCGGTACGAGCGGCGGCAACCGAGCGCCGTTCGTTATGTCAATCCATCCTGCGGCAGACAAAGCCGGTTTGCTGGTTCGGGGCGCTGCTGTTCAGGTTGGAAACCTTCAAGAGTGGCAAGACTCTGCATCTGCAAAGCGTCAGTGGGTTGATGCGAGCGGACAGTCGTTCTACGCAACGAGCCAGGTTGCCAACCAGACATCGAAGATCACGGATCTCGGAATGTATTTCAGTCGTTCGACTGACGGAACGTATACGACTTGGATTCAGTCCACGGCCGGTACGACGCCCGCTCTCCAGCTTCAGGCACAAGGGGCCATCGACTACTACCCCGGTGGTGGAGCAC